CAGGACAGAATCGCCTTGAGCCTGTCTGCCCTAAGCTGCCCCTTGTGCTCCAGTGCTTTGTAAATTGCGCTGTAGGTACACCACTGGTCTTCTTTGCCAAATCGGTACACGGTCTTGCCTTTTGACAGCGCGGCTATGCCCATCTCCGAGTTGTCGCAGCACCCCACGATGTAGGCGTTATCCAGCAGTTCATGGCCTGACGCTTTCTTCTCAATCACGGCGTCACCGTACTTGGTTAACAGGTGCTGATAGGCTGGCGCGGCGGTAAGAGGGTGGCACTTCAGTTTTGCCCCCTGACGAACCGCATTGTCGATCTTTTCCCAATCAGCGACCTTGTCCAGTATGTTCGTGCCCGGCAAGAAAATTACGAAGTCGTGCGCCAGTCCCTTCTTCCTCAGTCGGTACTTGTCTGTCGCATTGTTCGCCATATGGGCGAATAGCTGACTCCCTTCTGAAGTCACCTCCGACTTGGCGGCTTTCTCCATCGCCTCTAATGCCCTCACGCAACTGGCCGCCCGCAGATAAAGAAAACTGGTCAGCGCGTCCGTATAAACATAGCCGTGGATTCGCTTGTCATTAGGGAAGTCGTACCAGATGTCGTACTCCACCTTGGTGCCATTGATCCAAGTCTCAGGCACCAACGACTTGAGCCTTGTTAGCTGGTCGTTTTCCCTGCTGCGAAGCACGTTCCCAGACTTGAAGAAATGGGCTACTGGGTTGCCTAGCTCGTCATTGTCAGCCAGCTTCTTCAAGAGACTTCCTTAAAATTTCCACTTCCTCTTCAAGCTCGGTGATCCGGTCTTCTGTTTCGCTGAAGTGCTCCATGATGATCTCCAGAGCGTTTTCCAGCTTTTCGTTCATATCCTTAAAATCCACTAATCCTCCGTCCACTGCGATCCATCCCAGTAGCGCCCGTTGTGTGCGCTCCCGCTGGTCACCTCTGTTTGATTGCCGGTGGCGGTCAGCCGCTCATAGACGACGGTGGACGTGCCTCTGTTTGTTGTCGTTGCGCGGCTGGTTCCCGTTGCGTGACTGGTAGAGCGGCTGGTCGTTGTGTCGAAGGCAGTCGTGTAGCTGGTCGTTGTCGCCAGCGTAGTGTTTGTGTTGAACGCCGTTGTATAGCTGGTGGTGGTAGCTCTCTGCGTCGTTGTGTCGAACGACGTAGTCGTGGCGTGACTTGTCCCGTGTGACGTGCCAAAGGTGGTCGTGGTGTTGAACGACGTAGTTGTGGCGCGTGACGTGCCGTAAGTTGTCGTGTAGCTCGTGGTCGTTGCGTGTGAAGTACCTCGGCTGGTGTTTGTGTTGAAAGACGTCGTTGTTGACTTGCTGGTTCCGTGGGAAGTGCCAAAGGTTGTGCTGTAGCTCGTCGTCGTAGACTTGCTGGTGCCTCGGCTTGTGTTGTACGACGTCGTGTAGCTGGTGGTCGTTGATTTACTGGTTCCTCTGGATGTACCGAAGGTTGTCGTGTAGCTCGTTGTCGTAGACTTGCTGGTGGTTCTGCTGGTCGTCCGCGAGTTGCTGCTCGACTGCTGGCGGTAGACACCGTATTTATCGATATAATCTCCATACCCGAAGGATATTTGTTCTCGATATGTGCCCCGGTAGTAAGTCCAGCCGCCTGATGTGGTGGAATGAGAGCCTCCCGCGCTAGTAATCTGAGAGCCGTTCCAAAATATAGTCCACTGAGAGCCTCCCGCGTTATGGTCGTCGTTGTAGCTGTAGTTGGAGTTGTAATACTCGCCAGACGACGGCTGGCGGGTAGTGCTTGTCCAGCTTGTGGTGTATGAGGTGCTGTAGCTCGTCGTCGTAGACTTGCTGGTGCCTCGGCTTGTGTTGTACGACGTCGTGTAGCTGGTGGTCGTTGATTTACTGGTTCCTCTGGATGTACCGAAGGTTGTCGTGTAGCTGGTGGTCGTAGCGCGAGACGTGCCCCTGCTTGTGTTGTAAGAGGTCGTATAACTGGTCGTCGTTGCGCGAGACGTGCCTGTGGCAAAGGTCGTCGTATAGCTCGTTGTCGTGGCGTGTGATGTCCCGTGGCTGGTGTTGAAGGACGTTGTTGTGCTTCTAGATGTGCCAGTGGCGCGGCTGGTGTTGTAGCTCGTCGTGTAGCTGGTCGTCGTGGCGCGAGACGTGCCTGTGGCAAACGATGTCGTGGTCGAGTGGCTTGTGCCCCTAGACGTGCCGGTTGCGAAGGTTGTAACCGTTGAGTGGCTGGTGCCTCTGGAGGTGCCGGTGGCAAACGCCGTCGTGTAGGTGGTCGTGGTGTTGAAGGCTGTCGTTGTGGAAAACGCCGTCGTGGTGTTTCGGCTTGTGCCGTAGACCGCGTTCCATGCGGTAGCCAGCGTCCCGTTGTTGTTGACGACTACATAGTTGACGCCGTAAAGCGTACCAGTGTTGCCTTTGACAAATATCTGGGTTGGCTCTTTGAGGGTGCCGCTGTCGTTAACCTTGATAGCCACAGCCGAGCCTTACACTACATACCAGACGTGTCCGTTTGCGAAACCTGTGGCGCTCGTCGGGGCTGTAGTGACGACGGACTGTGTCCCCACATTTGATGGCAGTGTGTAGTTGTTCGCGTTGGCCTCGATGCCGTTTAACTTGGCGTGATCGGCATCCGTGAAATTGTTCTGCGTCAATCCGCCGTCACCAACTGAGTAGGTGGTGTTGGTGTCGGTACTTGTGATCGTAAAGTTGGGATACGTCCCGCTAATGGTTGTAGCACCGGCCCCTGTCAGAGACACAGTTTGATCGGGGGCAGAGTTAGAGAATGTAGTCCCCGACAGCGAAATGCCAGAGCCTGCGGAATAGGTCGTGTTGGTATCTGTAGCACTAACAGTTCCATCAGAGGCGATAGTTACATTAGTGCCAGCCGTCAGTGCAGAAACGACATTTGCCGTATCAGTCACGTCTGCGCTAGCTTCAATCCCATCTAGTTTTGCGCCGTCTGCGGATACATCTCGACCATCAAAAGATTGCCCTGATGCAAATGTAATAGCACCAGTCATAGTGCCGCCAGCCAATGGCAACTTAGTTGCAATGCTGTTGGTAACAGTCGTCGAGAAGTTAGCGTCATCGCCTAGCGCAGCCGCTAATTCGTTGAGCGTGTTAAGAGTGCTAGGAGATGAATCGACGAGGTTGCTAACCTGCGTGTTGACATAAGACTCAGTAGCGTAGCCAGAGAGCGATGGGATAGTTGGCTTGTTAAGGATTTGTGCATCACCAGAAGACGCAGACCAATCCGCATTTACATTGACCTCTGCACCTGAAGCTATGCCATCCAACTTATCTTTCAGGGTAGTCGTAAAGTTTTTTTGCGTGAGACCGCCATCGCCAACTGCGTAGGTGGTGTTGGTATCGGTACTCGTGACCGTAAAGTTTGGATATGTCCCGCTAATGCTTGTAGCGCCAGCGCCGGTAATCGATACGGTTTGATCAGGCGCTGAGTTCGAGAACGTAGTTCCTGACAGCGAAATACCGGAGCCTGCGCTGTAAGTGGTGTTTGTGTCTGTTGAACTAATTGTCCCATCTGACGCAATCGTTACATTAGTTCCGGCGGTCAGGGCACCGACGACGTTTGCTGTGTCAGTAACATCGGCGCTGGCCTCGATACCTTCTAGTTTTGACTTCAACGCATTGGTGAAGTTGTTCTGAGTAAGCCCACCATCACCAACCGAGTAAGTAGTGTTGGTGTCCGTGCTTGTGACCGTAAAGTTCGGGTATGTCCCGCTGATCGTTGTGGCACCTGCGCCTGTCAAAGACACAGTTTGATCGGGTGCGCTGTTGCTGAATGTTGTACCTGACAGGCTAAGTCCAGACCCAGCCGAATACGTAGTGTTAGTGTCTGTATCAGCCTGAGTCGCAACGTCGTTCAAACTACCAGCAGTTAAGCGGTTCTCAGCTTTGTCGCCCGACGCATAAGCCCTAGCGGTCGTGCTCTCTTGCGCCCGAACTACGGTCAGGGTGTTCGAGCTAACCGCTGTGACCTTCACGATCTCTACGTTACCGTTGAGATCTTCAAAAGTTACATAAAAGTACTCACTGCCCGATATAGACGGGAACACAGAAGCATCCGCAACGGCAATCGACGTAGCGGAGCTTGTGATCCCTGACGACAGCGTCGTCTTAGCATTGTTGCTAAATTTTACAGACATTTATGCGGCCCCTCTTTAGGAAGCGGTGATAACCCACGTAATTGTCATAACGTCATTGACAGACTTGTTGACAACTGAAAACACCGTCCGGCACAAAAGATCACCGTTGGAGCTAGCGTTGAGGACGCCTGCCTCGGTCAACGCACCAGTTCCAGTGCCAGCAGCAAACGTAGCAACGTAAGTGATTGTGTTGTTTGAAACGGTGCTCGATGTCAAAGCTACGCGACCTGCTTCTGACCCGAGTGTGGTATTACCCGCAGCGGCGGCTGAACTTCCGGTACCGACAGCCATGTGACTCATCGCACCTTTGGTGGTGTCCTTCATTCGAGAAGCAACGTATTCCTTACCGGACGTTACGACCAAGTTCGGGATTTCTTGAACCACTTCGCCATTAACAGCAACGGTGACGTGGCCTTCTAATTTAAGATCGGAGTTAAACATTCTAATATCCTCTAGGAGTTTAGGGAGTAAGTATTAAGTGCTGACGTAGCCAGCACTGAGGAAACAGTGGTAAGAAGCGAAACACTGACGTTCTCACCAAAAGTGAAACTGTCATTGACAGCGCGGCCATAAGAAACATCGCGGGCAAACACGTCTGCCATCGCAAACGAATCGCTTCGAGCTTTGTCACTCCCTAAAGCAACCAAGTCAACGAACGTAAACGAATCCGCCTTGCCCAGATTCAACGCTGCCTGCTGCGCGTCACTAAAGGTGAAACCATCCGATACGGGCTTGGATACCGAGGTTGCCGCGAGATCAGATACCGAGTACGCATCGCTAGTAGATTTTTGGGTGCCGAAAGCGGTTGTCTCGCTAAACGAGATCGAGTCAGCTAGAGCTTTGGTCACCGTAAACACTTGCGTGTCCGCAAAAGTGAACACGTTGACTTTGTTGGAGTTCGTATCTTTCCTGAAAGCATCTACAGTGGCGGCATCGTCCAAAACAAACTGGTCTGAAAACGCCCTGACGTAACTGACAGCGCGGTCAAAGTTATCGGTCATAAAGACCGAATCGCTTTCTGCTTTCGATACTCCGAGCCGAGCCGCTTCCGTCATAGTCAGCGTATCGCCCTTAGACACTGACAAAGCCATTTCAAGCACGTCAGTCATCGGTATCGAGTCAGCGACACCCTTATCAATAGACAGTACGCTCAAGTCGCTTAATGAGTACGCATCATTGAAATCTCGCATAATAATCAGGACAACCGTTACGCTTTCAGAGAAGGCGAAAGCGTCGATTAGTGCCTTCTGTACTTCTACAGATTGATCATCGGCAAAACCAAACGAGTCCAAAGTAGTCTTTGTAAGACCGAGCGCAGCCACGTCGCTGAAACCAAACGCCTCATTGCGGAAGTACCGGTTTAGAGTGTCTGGGTCGAGGGCAATTTCTGCCGCAACAACGTCTTGCCAGCTAATCTCACCTTGGACAAAACGGTAAGCGGACGTCGCCTCTATATGAACTAAAGACGCTATGGCTTTTAGATTTGAATCAGCCATCAGTCAAAATCACCCCTGACTTTCAACTTGATCAGGTCGTAGACAGTCTGAATACCGCCACTAGCAAAAGTGATTTCGATCTCGCCCTCAAACGTACCGGCTGTATCCAGTGTGCCCACAGGAAAATCTGTTGCCACCTTCCCCGCGCTGCCATCAGTAATTGAACAGATCAATGTGCTCTTTACAGTGGTGTTACCTAGCTCGCGCAGGCGCAGCTTCACAGAACCACCCGACACATTGATCGGTGCCCATGTCGCGCTATTGTTTGGGTCTAACGTCTGGCCGGACGCAGCCGTGTTGCTGTCCTTCAAGGTGAAGGTCAGTTCGGGCAGGGTGTCGCCTGTAACCAAATTGATGGTCTCTGAGTAAGCCATTTAATGCACCTATATGTACCGGAAGTATAGTAGTAGCACTACTATTTTGCCACAATTCAATAACACCAAAGAACAGGTGCTGTACCCCTCGTATCTACGTGTACGAAGGTCTTTGCCACACCGATCCCAGTAAACCCGAGATAGAAGGCCTGCTTTACAAGCTCGCGTCTCTCGGCACCGCCAGACACTTTGATATCACAAGCAATCCCCTGTGCATGGGTTCCTGGCTGCGATTTCTTGGCCTCAATACTGTGAGTTGGAGACCTGTAACCTGATGTTACATACAGCGGCCTACCGACAGCTGACCGAAGCTCGTCGACCTTGCGTATGAACTCAGGATCCATCTCGTTCTCGCCGGTCTCTTGGCAATCGAAATCACTGATTTTGAAGTACAGGTACTCCATTACTTGTCTACTCCCTTGATTCGCTCGTAACTTCTACCGCCGGACAGCCCTAACATGCCAAGAAGCAAAGGCATCATGACGCCTGCATCAGCCTGCGGTATTTCAACACCGAACCCAGCCGCGATGGGCGCTATTAGAAAGTTCACCATAAGCCCCAGCACACACGTGTAACCGGCTAAGGGACGCCAACTCGATTGAAACCAGTTGCCTTTTGCATCGAGCTTCAAGATTTCTATCTGCTCTAACGCAATCTCCTGCCCATGTTTCTCGGACATCGTGGCGATCTCGTGAGCCAAAGCCGCCGCCTTGTCCTTATCTTTGATAACCTTGCCAAGCAGCCCGCTTACAGGGCCTATCAGCTGTCCTACTAAACTCATCGTTACTCCTAGTACAAATAGCTATAAACGGGTATCAGACGGTCAGGTATTACCTCGAACCCGTCTTGTAGCGCCTGCTCAAGTGTTTCTACCGTTGGGCCTAATAACGTAGCAATACCGCCCTGCCCCCACTGAGCACTCTGCTGAGCCTGCATCACCAACCCTAATGGGCCATAGATACCGGTCTTCTCGATGGCGGTGAACAGGTAATCACCCCACTTCATGTTGTCAGTGCGGAAGTAGTTCTTATCGTTAAGCCCCAGCGTAATTGCCTCGGCAACGCCTTGTTTCGCATACTCGCGAAGCTCCATACCCATCATTGCCAGCGGTAGCGATGCGACTGCACCTAAGGCCAACATAGCCCCAATGTTGCTGACTCGGGTTCTGGAGTCCTGCCCTTCGTTTCGAGCGCTCAGCTCATTGATTGCACCCGTTGTGATGACCTTGTGAAACGCATAGAAGTAAGACTTCAACTGCCAGATCAACATAAATCTGGGGTCAGATGCCCAAATTGGCCGTTCGGCGGCGTTGGGGCGCAGAATAGAACTTTCAACAAACTTATACAGTGCGTCGCTGACCCGCTTACCTTCAGGTGTAGATAGGTCTCTGACTACCAATCGTCGCTTCGGGTCTTTTGGATCCGCGACATCTTTACTGCTGCCCATCCAAGTTTTCACATCTTGAGCACTGACACCTAAATCACGGAGGTATCTAGCAGAGTTGGGATTTCCGGTCGCATTCTCTGCGTGGCGGATCAGGAATTGAACGCCCATACCCGTAGCAAACGTCCGTGTGAAGTTCGTGTACTGGTCAAGCAAAGTCACACGAAAGAAAGTATCAGTCCACTTGCGAGCCTGCGGATCGAGAAACTCCTGTTCCGCTGCCGTTATGTAACCGTTTGTTAACGCGTCGTTCGATACAACCCCAATATCCTCGGCTAGTTCGCGGGCCTCTGATTTCGTCAGAGACTCTTTCATCGTCCTAAATGCGTACTCAAGCGAACTAAAGTCTTTTGAATTGATGATCGGCCCAGCAAGTTCTGGCAGAGATCCGATGACCGCTAATGGCAACAACAAGGTGTACTGCGCTGCTGCTAAGTAGCTTTGCGTCTTGCGCCAAAACGGATCCATCGTCTGATTACCGTAGCCAAGGTACGCATTGATAACGCCCATAGCTTCTTTGCGGTTTTCATCTTCTAAGCCATCAAGCAGCGGCTGAAGCATCTCGGTGCCGTCAGCTGCCTTCGTCGCTCGATTCCATTCCACACGTTTGGTCAACTGATTTAAGTAGACCTGCAGAGCATCATTAGGATCTACCAAGAAGTTAATTGAGTTGGGATCATTCGGATCGCCCATTAAGGCTTCACGCGGCACGTTAGCAGTTAGCTCACGCGCTTCCTGTACGCCAGACGCTGGGTCTAGCTCAGGTATCTTGAGGTCATTGTTCTGTACAGCCTCATGATACTGAACCATCCTAGAGACAGCGGCTCTAACCGACTCTACATTGGCGTCTGGGTTGTACTGCATGATCAACGCCATATAAGCGTCTGGGTTGTCACTGACAGCCAACAAGTTATGTACGACTGGGAAGTAATCCTCGGCAAACTGGATTCGTTGCCCCTCGGGGTAACCGGCTTGTGCAGGCTCTATATACTCGTCATATACCCGCTTCAAGAACTCTCTAACCTGCGCAGCTTGCGCCAACATAACGTCGGTATCCATGCTTCGATCACCTGCAGCTTGAGCCACAGCCCGTTGCACAGCTGGATCATTAGGATCGCCTACCATGTCGGCAAACATCTTGCGCAGCTGCCGCTGGGCTCGGTCTCTGCGCTTAAGCATTCCTACTCGACCGCGAGTACCTTCTTGCTGCGCCTCTACATAGAAAATGTCCGCGATTTCTGGACTGGCTATTTTGCGGAGGTAGCTGTCTGCTGTGTACAGGAACTTGCGTACCGCGTTAGTACGCGGATCTCTGCGAATCTGATTGATGATGTTACGAATTTGATCAGCAAGGGTAGCGCCACTGAAATCTGCAGTGGTGCCATCTGGCCGATCAACACCTTTGTCCATACCTTCGACAACGTCATTAAGATTACGGACGTGATACGCGGTGTTTATACCGCCAGCCGCTGATGCAGTCCTAGCTGCAGTAGCTTCGTTATTTCTTGCGTTGGCTTGGTTAGCGCGAACAACGTCCTGCATATACGCCTCGAACGTCTCATCGACGGTGCCAAACCGCTTACGTAATACAGACCGAACAGAAGTCCACATTTTGCGTAGCTTATCGACCAATCTTTTGAAGTAACTTTCTTCTAGGTTACGAGCTTTACTGTTGCGGTACTCGCCAAACGACCAAGCGGCTACTTGATCTGAGTACCATTCTTCAAACCCGAATGGGCCTGTATAGCCAAAAGTGTCGGGATCAGATTTTGTTTTTTGATAAGCAGCCCACAAGTTCTTAAATACCGGCTTTCCTACCGCGCCCTGCATTTCTTCGCGGAAAAACGCATGGCCCAACTCATGAGACGCGACTAACGCAGTCTCTAGGGCATTGTTAGTTTTAAGATCGTTTACAAGAATAAAGTTGGCGTCTGCAAAGCCCACCATGCGGCCAAGCCCCGTGTCTGAGTCGAGAAGATTCTGTGATTCTTCAAACACACGCTGGGCAACTACAGAGTCAGAGAACTGCTGCCGAAAACGCTGAAACTTTTGTGTACCCAGAAGCTGAAATCCACCAGCTTGATCTGCATCGGCTAACTGAGACATGAGGATTACGTCTACGGGTCTCTTCATGCCGAGCTTTGACATAGCTGCATTCAAAACATTAACTACAAGAGCGACTGTAGAACTGTCGGTATCTGCGGCCAACGGCATATTAACGCTGGCGTTTCGCCGTTTCGTCGACTGCGTCGAGTATCGATGCGTAGGAGCAGCAACGTCATCGATTAATCGGCTTCCTGTATTATTACCGAACAGCTGAGTCTCACCGCCTGCTTCAAAAGCTGCGCCCTCGGGAGTGTCAAATCCTTCTTGGGCCGCACCAGCATCGGTTACGGTTTCGTATGTAGCCATCGGATTACGCGGTGACGATTGTTGCTCCGCTGACGCCCGTGGAAGAATTCTTATAACCCCCGTCTGTCCTTGCTGAGAGTCAGGGTAATCAAAGATCTCGGCAGTATTTCGATCTCTAGCGTCTCGATCAAAGCCAGCATCCCTGCGCGTCTCGGGGGCATCAAATTCTGGCTCAGCTTCCATTGGTAAGTTGCTACGCAAAACGTCAGCGATAGTTGCAGGTTGATCGTTAATGAACCCCGCCCGCGTATTAGCAAACTCACCCAACGCAGCGATGTTTGCAGCAGACGGTGTGACTGCTGCACGAAGGAACGCATCTAACAAACTGCGATCAGAGCTTACAGGTGACAGCACGCCGACCTGAGCTTCTTCCGCCTGAAGCTCTCGAACGCTATCAGGAACCTCTTGGTCTCGTGGCGCTGTGAGGCTTTGAGTTCTATCTCGCTGATTTTTCTTTGGCTTTTTACCAAGTCGAATCTCATAGCCGCCTTGAATCAGGGCCGAGACCATCGCCACTAAATTAGCGCCAACATTCTGACGGCCATCAGGGTCACGAAGCTGTTGAACTCTTCGGCCAGCTTGAGCCAGAGACAACAGACTTACCTCGGACTGACTGCCATCAGGTCGAACAATAACTGCGTTTCTGTTCTCGGGTCGCTGCTGCGAAGCCTGAGACACCTCGTTCTGAAGGAAGCGTGCGATTGGTAGCCTGACGATCTCTGTCTCGCCTGCATCGTTTTGGCGTCGGGTCTTAAACACTTCTTGCTCGAAGTTTCGAACTGTCAGCTGCGTGCGACCAGATGGGCCTTCCGGTTGACTGACTTCAACTTCAAGGCCTTCGCGCCCAACGCGATTTGCGGCCCGAAGCGCAGAATCGGACATACTACCGAACACATCGCTGTCCCAATCAGTCTCACCAAACAGATTGTCGTATTCGTTACGCAGGGCTTGAGTATCGCTGAACACGGGGAAAGCGCCGTCTTCGCCTCGTTGACGGCTAACGTAATTGTAGTCGGTAACGTCTTCTAGCTCGTCAATGTTAAAAGACGGATCGCTTAGGTCTGTGCCCTCGAAGGCTTCGACCACCTCATCGGGCAAATCCATATTACGAACAACTGGGCCTTGCTCGTCGGACAGGCGCTGAGCGCGATCCCTCGCAGCATCTTTGACATCAACGATGGTATAAGTGTCACCCTTCGCCTTATTCATAATGCCTTCGGCTGCGGCAACGGCTGCGGGCAACGTCTCGTCGGACGCGACCTCTTCAGAGATTATTTGACCTCTGGCGTTACGCACCTGTACCACACGGTCACCGCCAGCAGCTGGCTTAGAAGCCCCGTAACCCAATGCGCCTGCTAAAACTTGATCTGTAGCACCGCCTTTTATTACTTCTTGTACTACATCTGCATACTGTGAAACGACAGTACCACGGCCTGGGACGAACGCCGCAAAGACGCGCTGCCCGTTTATCTCAAGATTTCCGTTTAGCTTCCCGTTAGCGGACACGCCCAGAGCAGGCTCAGATCCTTCGATCCACACCGCGTCTTTCGTGCTAGCTGGATCAAGCATGGACTCAAGCTGAGCGTTAATATCTGCCTGCGGCTCAGGATTACTGAACTGTGGGTCTACGCCGCCGGTCTCTTCTTCACTACTCTTCTGATTTACTTGTTGCTCTTGCCCTTGGTCTAGCCAAGTTCGAGCTTGATCCATAACACCGGAGAGCGTGTCGGGAGCATTTCCAATCTCACGAGCAGTTCCACCAAGCCCTGCTGCCGCTGAACCAGCCGCCCCACCACCGAAGAACGCCGCAAACGCGGCTTCACCAAGTCTTAGTTTTGCATCTTGGCCGCTGAAGTTTTCGTCCATTTGTGAACGGTTAGCTACAGCAATACCTTCCTGAGCTAATTCTGTTGAGGCCTCAATTGCACCGCCTCGGAAAAATCCTGTGGCGATGTCATTGGCCAACCGACCCATAACGGTGCTGTCGCCAGTAGACAGTTTTTTTGCTTTCTCTCCGACTAGACGTAGCAAGGCTACTTCGCCGCCGACACCTATTGCAGCTTGTGGCGCTGCGACAAAACCGGCTCTAAGTGCTTCTATCGGATCAAGATCACGCCCAGACTCCAATGCTTCGCTCAAATTACTACCCGCAAGCGGCACATATTCAGAAACACCGGCTCCCGCCAATGCGCCAGTTTTAGCTGCTGCCCCCACACCACTTGCGCGGTACAAGTCCCATGCAGACTGAGCAATGTCCAAATCCGATGGACTGGCTGTGCCTTTAGCGACCTTCTCCAAGGATTCGGAAAGTATTTTCTTCGCCGCCGCTCTACTCGAACTACCGAGGATTGCACGTCCAGCAACAGCGGTCACAGCGCCAACCCCCGCACCGGCTACAGTGCTGACAGCAGAAGGAACTAATTGCCCAACCCCACTGGCAACCTGATTGAAAAAGCCGCCTACAGTCGGTTCGTTTATGAACTCTTCAAACGACTCGACGCCTTGGAGGTAGTCGGCTGCGCGTTCTTGGTTCATCCGCGCTTCTCGGACATTATCAGCAGCGAACTCGTCAGCGCCAACTAACGTACCTGCAAGCGCTTGGAAGTAATCGACATCTGCCGACAGCCCTTTGATCCCCGCGTCTACGCCGCGCCCAAACGTCTCGCCAAGTGAATTAGGCGCACCCCGCCTAAACTGAGGTAACGGACGCTGCAAGTCAGTCTGGCTCTCACGACCAAACTGTTGATTTAAGAAATCGGCAACAGGATCAGCCATATTAGTTCTGCGTCTCTAGTGCGCCTTCGTCTTTAAGTCTGCCTTCGTCTTCAAGCTGTTGGAGGAATAGCCGATACGGGGCGTCACCCATCTCACGCTTTAAGTCAGCGGGGGTGATACCGTTCCGATACACGCCGCCCTCGGGGTTCTTAAATCTGAACCGCTTCGGCAAGTTTTCACCGTCAAGTTCGATTTCCAGCTGCGAGTAGTCTACGGCTGAGGTTCGGATGTCCCTGATCCTCAAATTATCTTCTGTGGAAAAGCCGCTGTTCGGTTTACGTGCTATCAACGCCTGTATAGAAGCGACAGTTGCACTTCTAAACACGCCGTTGAACTCTTGGCGTTCCGCCGCAGATTTATTGCGATCCCTAGCACCGTCGAAAGCATCTTGCCCCGCTCCACCAGCCCACAACTGAGAAACTCGCTCTCGAAGCGGCTGCCTGCTAGCGTAAAGACGTTCCGAAGCGTTTATCTGCGCTTCGCTCATGCCGGAAACATCGCGGGGCGACTCAAGTCCCAACGATGTTTGAAGGGCTTGTCGCACGGGGTCGACATTCGTAGCGACACGTTCTCTGTCGGCTTGAGCAAGTTCATTACGCGTATCAACGCGTCCAGCCTCAAACTCTCTGTCAGTTTGATCACGTCCTCTGCTTTTATCCTGAGCAACAAGCTCCTGATTCTTAGTAAGCGTGAAACTGCCCGTATCAAGAGCATTGAGCAATGCAGTAGAAACATTATTGCGAGTGCTCGTATCTTGGCTAGTTGCCGCCGCAAGCCCCAAAGCAGCGAACTTCGTCGTGATATCGGCTGTTTCGAGATCCATCTGAGAATTGATGTTTTGATCGATCAAGTGCTGCCTAACCTGCGCAACCTGATCTTCTGTAATGTTTAGCTGTCCGGACGCCAACGCATCGGCAAATGCCCTTGGGTCATTCTTTGCAGAAGCAGCTAACTTGCCGAACTCGGCGGCGACATCGACCACAGCCGCTTCTCTAACGGGTATATACCCCTCCAACTGAGCGATGTAGGCATCATATTGCGCTAGTGCCTTGTCCACTTGGGGCTGACTGACGCGCTGCTCGTTGAGCTGCTTTGCATACGCTTCGCGGGCCACCTTACGGTTAGCAAGTTCTGAAGGTATGTTCTTTATTAATTCGGCACGGCGAGTCGCCAATTCACTTTGACGCACCTCTCGCTCTGCACCGGTAGTCTGCTGCTCAAAGGGCCCTGAAGTTTTAGTGCGCAAATCTTCACTTTCTTGGAAGTTCTGCTGCAACTCGGAAACAAGATTAGAGAATTCAGTCTGCTGCCCCGGTTTATTACTAAAGAGCGCAACTGGGCCGCCAGCCACTAGGCTAGCCGTTGGGGTAAATGGCTGATCCGACAAGGGGTCGCGTATCGGGCTTTCTGGGCCAAGGTACTCGGCGGAAGGATCTGTGGCTACATCAGCAGTTTCAAACTGAGCCGAGTCAATGCCAAACGATTTAAGCAGCTCAGCACGAGCTTCAGGGTCATCCGCTGTATTGACGAGCATCGCTTGCGCTTCCCGCATAAATCCAGCGTTGCCAACCTCCGCAGCTAAAGCAGTTACACTTGCGCGGACTTGATTCTCTCTTGATGCGATGACAGATTTTCTAGCCAAATCCGCAATTCGAAGCTGAGACAGATCAACCTTTGACGAATCTATTCTTGGAATTATCTCGTTCGACCACTGAGATCTTACGAAGCGTTGAAGATCTTCTTCCGTAAGCTCTACGACCTGTTCGTTATCTGCAGAGCTGGCACCATCGGTCAACGGCACTGGGGGTTCGTCCGTCCCCTTACCCCGAAGTAGAACCCGTGTTGTCCCAGAGCTTTTGTCGTAATCGAATCCGGCGACCTCCATATCTCGAAACTGGCCGTCTCCAGTTTGGGAAATCAAGGCCTCAGAATTGAGATCAAGGAGGTCGATTATTTCGCTTTTGTTTTTTAATCGGCCATCCTGATCCCGAGCAAAAAAATCATCGCCTAAATCCATACCATCAATAGTTAGCCAGCCCTCGGTTGCAAACTGCCGCGCCCGCTCTGTGGCGTAGTCCCCCCGAACCTCATCGCCATACTTATCTCGTGCGAGTTTTTGAACATCTTCTGCCGTATCAGCATTTTGCTTCAAAACCTTGGTGCGATTAGCCATGTTTTGTTCATTTATCGGGTTCGCACGTTCGATCTCGGTTTGCTGCCGCTCTGCTAGCGCCTGAGCGTCCTGATCCTGCTTATATGCAAGATCAAACTGCCGAGTTCTTTCATCCAAAGTTCGATTGTCGAGATCCAGCACACGGTTGCGGTACTGATTCTCAAATCTCGACTGATTCGCTTGTTGCGCCAATGTCATACCGCCGAGGAACGCATCACCTATACTTCTTGCCATGATCTTTCCCTATATCGCCAACGCGATGATTGCTGCTGCGCCAAGCCCGCCGATAGTGCTGTAGGTCTGAGCTTTGGATTGCGCTTTCGCATTGTTGTATGCCTGCTCGCGCTGATTCGCTAAACCTGCGGCATTGGACAGCCCTGCTTGTGATGATCTAGCTACGCCCTGACCAATGTTGATTAAGTCAGACAGTAGCCGCTGATTTGCCTCACGCTGGGCTATACGCGCATCACCAAGAGCTTGGATCGATCCCAATGTGTTAGATCGTTGGAGACCTGCTTGTTGTTGCTGCTGCTGTGCGGGGGTTAACTGCCCGCCGAACCGTGAAACATTTCTTCCAGCAATACCGCTAGCAAGTCCGGCGGCTTTTGCTGAATCGTCGCGAGCAGTATCAATCAGCGAGGTGTCGTTCTGCGCCTGCCGAATTAGTTCGTCTTCAAAACCACTGTAATTGCGCAGGAAATTCATGTAATCCGCACGGGACATATCGGCATACGCTTTTTCAGGGTCTGCTACTGTCGGTAACGCGCCAATAGTCGAGCCCCTAAATTCGCCCATAGAAGTCGGGTTACTAAAGCCGCCCATGTATTCGTAGGCCATCAGTTACTCCTAAAAGGACTAAACGGGTTGTTGGGGTCGTAAATAGTCCCCGACTGGTTCATTCGATTCACAATTCCAAGGGCCTGCTGACCTTGGGAATTTACTGGCGTAAAGAACGACCCTTGTACTTGTTGAGGTGGCCCTGCCAAGCGATTTCCATCAGCGTCAGTAGGCGCTTTCATCCCTGTCGTACGCTTGTTATTGATACCGGTTATCAGTGCGCTACCGGCGATCTGAGCTGCCGCAGCGTTACGCGCATTGCGCTCCATTTGCTTAGCTTTCGCGTTGCTTAATTGAGTCGAAGTTTCCATACGTGCCGCATCCGCTAAGCCGGACGCAGCGTCTGCTGATTGCTGCCGTGCAACACCAAGTACGTTTGTACGAAGCTGATTTTGAATGCCTGCACCCTTCGCACCCGCTTGTCCTAACTGACCCACCGCCGCGTTTGCTATCTCACCAGAACGATTTAATTCCTGCGTGTTTCGAAACGACAGGTCACTGGTCAACGCCTGCATGGTATCCGCATTAGCTCGTCCACGAAGAGCGCGAGTGGGGTCATCGCTCTTTGACTGATCGCGCATGTTCTTGAGGAGCGGGCCGTACTTCCTGTCAAACGCGTTTTTATCGGCCATCGCAACCGAAGCGCTGATCTTCTCTGACTCGCTAGCTTCGTACTCTTGTTTCTTTGGTTTACTGCCCATTGCTTAACCTGTACCTGTAAACAACCTGATCTATTTCCCAACCCTGATCTATCAGGATTGGTTCCATTTGCCGTACCGTAGTTCGCACCTCAAGTGCCTCTACGCCGATTTCAGAAGCTACCTTCTTAAAGAAGCCCTGATACTTGAGAACATTTCGCTGACCCTGCTCATCGGAGTACGCAAGCCAGACAAGGAGGGTCTTCTTGGATGTGAATCCATCCACCTCAATAGTCGTGACAACAAACCCTTCAGGCGCTTTCCAATAGAGCGCATTCCCTGCAACCACTTCGGCGTAGACATCTTCAGGCCGGAAAGATAGCTGCGGATGAGCCTGTAGGATTGCCTCCACACCAAGACGAACACGATCCCAGTCTTCACGAATATCACCAAGAACCGGCTCATCCCTTCGAGTACCGCGTTCTTGTAAGTTTGTAGTTTCTACCGACTCCACCGTACTTCACCTTCCTAGCTACTCTGGTTTCTGATTGCCGTCCGCGCTTCTCTGCTTCGACGAGCTGTTCGTTAAATAGTGATGCGTAAACACCCGCGCCCGCGTAGTCCGTCCACTCACGCCCAGGCATTCGCAACAAACGTAACAACGCACCATTGACGATGGTGTCGCGGTAGTCGTTCATGACATCGTCATCACAGGCTGTCGACGTGTGCGTAGGCTTCAGTACAGCCCGCATAAGCACGCTAGATACCTTGGTGACATTTGGTACAGGCGCTATGTAAAACAGGCTCTGCGACTGCTTTACGAAGTACTCAGGCGTGCCCTCGTTCCCAGCCTTACGCCACTCAGGAATACGCTGTTCGAGGAGCGCGGAAGTGATCGGCTCTAAGTCGGTGCCGTCGTAAGTGGCCCATAAAATCTCATGGACAACAGTGCCGTTTGGCGGCTCAAGGTCATACTCGAACAGATTAGCGATGGTTGTGATCGGGTCTAACTCTTGTTGATAGACCCCAGATTTCTCACACAGCTCTATCGTGGCCGACCGAATACTGTTCTCGATCAGCGTATCGGGGCACGAAGGCACCATCGGGATAATCTCAGGCAATAGCGATTCGTAAAGCGCCATGTTTTACCCCGCTGCTTGCGACGGCATTGTTATGTTCTGCTGATTCAAATCGGTATTAGGCGAAGTGATTACATCAATCTGGCCCTTGCCGGTTACCGAGTTAATGAACAGGTTGTAATGCGTACTCGCTCGCTGATTATTACCCGCATACTCAGCGTCCTTTGTGTACGCCCTGAAGAGCGTGTAGTCGGCAACCGCATTCGCAAAGATATCGGGGATCGATAGGTCGCCCGATTGAGTCACCGTCGCTGGATTAGCTGAGTAAACAATCTCGACATGAGAGCTTCCAGACACGCCGGGGTAGACATAAAAATTGCGTGGGTTCTGCTCGTCGTAGACATAGTGCTTTACGATATTGGTGTGGGCAGCGTCACCTGAAACTGACGGATCGTGCCAATCTGGCGTTTGCGAATCTAAGATGTCGCGGGATACGAGACGAACTGCTCTTTTACCCGTGCCGCCACTAGCTGCAGACATATTACGAACAACTCGCAGCAAGCGGTTACCCGCTGTCGGTATGTCCTGCTTGGTGCCTGCCGTTAGAGTGACAGTCGTATTGACCGCGCTAGCGTCAGGTTTCAGCAAGGCTATTTCGCGCTGCGCGTCGTTGATGAACAAAACAAGTTCACTAACAACCGGCCATCGGATACCAGTGGTGTCTTGAAGAATCGCTTGGACTCGATCAATTACGCTTTGCACACTTACAGTCATGGTCTACCTCTAGGTATTCAACGCCTCTTGCCATGCAGCCTCACGTTCAGACGTAGAGACTGTTCGGCCAGCGGCTTTATTAACAACGGCAGCTTTTGGCGTACCGTCTGCCTTAAAATTCTCTGGATCGCCCTCGTCAATTAGGCCTTCCATTACTGCTACAAGACCTGAATCTGGAGCAGCCACCTCTTGCTCGATGACCACTTCTGGCTCATCGGCTACAGCTACTTCTTCTTCGATGGGCGAATTAGCTGCTTTGATTTCTTTCGCGCCCATCTGCAGGGCGATTAACCCAATCTCGTCAGATACCTCACGTTCAACGCCTGCTTGGAACAGAACAACTGCCCCCGTAAGCGTCGCAACCCTGACTTCCTTGTCTGATATAACCTTCATGTTTAGTACCCTGATCTCCTAGTAGTTCTTCGTGGTGCCGGTGGCATCTTCTTCTTTTTCTTCTTTACCGTTTTCGTTCGCGTAGTTCCGTAACCCATTACTTGGTCTCCAAAAAAGAGCCCCCTCCGAAGAGGGGGCTAAACACTCTACTGAGCAGTGTCGAGTGCGATAACGCCAAAGTCTTCAACGCCACTGTTGTAGTCGCTGTTGTACTTGGGCTTACGCAGACCGAAGATCTTGCCAATAGAGATACCGGCTTGGTTTGAGTAGTCGAAGGTGTCTTCAACAATCTCAGGGTTGCCGATGTCAGCCATCGCCAGAGCTTGAGCACCGCAGAACAATGCACGAGCACCATTCACATCGGCGTCAGCGCCCCACTTGTAGCCAGCTGCGCCAGCGTTAGCGGAGGTACCAGCGGTAGCACCCTCAGTGCTAAAGACGTGACGGAACTCGTGAACCATTACGCCGTCAACCATCAGGCTGCTGGTGCCCGCGAACAGACCGTTTGAAGGGCCTCGGACGCCAGCGTTACGGACGTTCGCCAAGAAGTCAGAATCCAACTTCAAGGAGGCCATCTGCTGTGGGGTCAAGAACAGGTGGAACACCTCTTCGTTACCGGCACCACGTAGACCACGGATGTAGTTATCCTTGGCATAGGCCTTTAGGTTAACGATGCACTCGTAGCTGATCTTGTCAGCAGCGGTAGTCGCAGTAGTGTCACCAACTACCAAACCGCTAGTTGCGTCCCAACGACGGTGGCGGTTAGTGGTAGGAGCAGAAACGTCTGAAGCAAACTCCAGATCGACAAGCTCAAGACCAGTGGTGCCAGACGTAGTACGCAGAGCGCCATTCGTCTTGCTGGTGTAAGCAATACCAGACAGCGTCAAGAACGCCAGCTGATCCATACGATCCGCCATTGCATATGCAAGTGCGTCGCGGGACTGCTCACGGAAGTTTACAACTGACTTCTGGTCAGCCAATCGACCGGCGATGCGGTTAGCAAAGCGCAGCTGATCCAGCTCAACGGTGATGTCGTAGGCGCGAAGCGCTTCTTCATTACCTTCCAGAGTGTTGTCGCCGGTTACACCGTCACCAGTCATATCCGCTAGCAAGGTGATTACGGCTTTGGTGCCCTTCTCACTCTTGGTAAGTTCAGTGATTCGCTGAACCATTGCGTTTTGACCAGATCCTGCGAACTGGTTGATGAAAGACATGTTGCGAGCAACCTGCCAAAAGTCGCGAGACCAAGCCGTTAATTGGTTTGAAGTCAGCGACGCAAAGTTAGTAAGAGCCATATCGGTTCCTTAATTGCGTGAATTAGTACTTGTTGTACTTATGTTGGGCACAAGCCCGTTCATAGCCGACTTTTGGAGCGGCTAATCCGTTTCCTCGTATCGTGAGGCGACGAACTAGCGCTAATTAACGAGGTGCGACCTCGGAAGGTTTAACGCCTTTACAGGCGAATACGTTTTTAACGTGTACGGCACGATCTAATATCGTTTAGATGGACGATTGCTGCAGAATAGTACCACTTGTACTATTCTGCAAACAAAAAGATCACCATTTCACCTTATGCGACCAATACCTTGCGCTGAGCTTTGAGGGCTTCGCGTCTTGAGCATTGTGACGGGCGTAATAGGACTTCTTTCGCGCTTTGTCCTTGGCGGTCTTCGGGTTTTTACCCGCACCGCTTACACCTTGTTGACCAAAGCGAATCAATTTCATCTCGTGCCCTACCGCAGCCAGCACCATGTGCGATTTCGTCGCGTGGTTTGGGGTGCGTTTCGGTTGATTCACACCCTTCAACCCATGTTTCTTCAGCAGCGCGGCTCTTCTACTCTCGTGTGCCATATCAAACCTACAAAATATCACCTCGAAGCCGCTTCAATGTGGCATCTGGTAGCGAATTGAACTCATCTTCAGTCATTGAAGAGATGTCTAGGGGCTTTTCACCACGGTTAGCGGAGCTTTCTCCAGGCAATTCCGGCGGTTGGGCCTCGGCTGCCTTCAGTTTGCTGGCTACTTGGCGACGTTTCTTCGTAACTTCGTCTACATTCTTAGCTGCAGGTGCAGTATCTGCGCCCAAAGTGGACGTAGTGGCCGCCGGTTCGACAAGATCGTAGCTCTTGACCACAAAATTAGCCGCTTTACCTAGCGCTTCTACTGCTCCAAAGCCCTGAGTGATGAACGCATCACGAAGATCTATGACTTCTTGCGTGTATTCAGCGTTGTAGACCTCAGAATTCTGGTCAAAGACGGGGAAATTAGCCTCCAACTCGTTGGCAGCACTCTGCAAAGCAGTCGCTTGCTGGTTCTGAGCTACCGTCTGCGACATTTCCTGACGCATTTCGTACGCGATTTGCTCTTTTTCGGCTTTGCGCATGGCGTTTCGGAGCGCTGCAGCCTTATCGGCCTCACCATCGAGCACCAATTGCTGGTATTCCAGCTCTTTGGCGTCAAAGTCGTACTCTTCAGGAGCACTTTCGGCTACTTCCTGTGCCGCTTTCATGTCGTCGAGCTGTTTCTGTAGCGCTTTTTGCTTGGCTAGTACCTCATCTAAGCGAGATTTGGGCACCATTGGCTTCTTACGCGGCGATTCGGGCTCAACTTCTGGCTCTTCTTCAACAATCTCAGTGTCATCTTCAAGATCTTCGTCGTCTGCCTCGGCAACTTGATCTAATTCCGGCTCCTCGACCTCTTCATCTGCAACTTCAGCTTCCTCCGCAGCCGCTTCTGTCTCTTCGACAGCGTCTTCCACCACTTCTTCAGCGGATTCTGCCTCATCTTCTTCTTCTCCTAAGCCGAAATTAAGGTCTAGGGTCTCTTGTACAGGCTCTGGGGTGTCAGCGCCGGGGAATGGCGTAGCTACTGCGGTATCTTCTTGATCAGACATGTCAAAATCCTATTGATTTGGGGTGTTTTTCGCGCCGGTTTGCATGGCCGTAGCGGCAATACGGGCGGCGGCTTGGGTTTGTTGCTGATTTGTCCTGACTTGGTTAGTCAGATCAGCCAACTCTCGACGAAGCTGCAGTTCTTGCATCTTCATTTCGATCTTTCCTTGCAGTTCAGCTACCTGAATATCCGGTGCAGCCTGCGTGGTCTGGGCTTTAGCGATATTTACAGCGGCCTCGGAGCCAAGTTTCTGTACTTCGGCCTCCAATTTCGCCAGTTCTAGCTGGGCTTCCTGCATTTGCATCTGTTGAACCATCATCGCGGCCTCCATCTGCTCTGGTGTCTTCTCAATTCCGGTCAACATACGAATCCGCTTCGCAAGCTCGCCCTTCTTGGCCAGATGTGAGTACTCAATGATCGCGTCGTCGGGGATAGCCACGCCGACTTGACGCAGATTTAAGGCTTCTGCGAACTGAACCTCGTCAAACGAGTCACGAGCCGGTGCCGTAGCCACCACAACGTCGTACTCACCAAGCGTCAGGTCGTCAATCACCTGCCCTTCCGGCGTTACCTCGTTGATCACCATCGCTTCGCGGGGCTTCATGGGATCGGCGTCGTTGGTCACCTGAATCACTCGCGTCTCGGTGTAGAAGGTTTGAACCAACTCCAAGATCTTTTCCGCCAAGTAGTGGCGGGTCTTTCGCAGGTTATCCAGCGGTACCTGAATCATGATCGCGCCACGATTCTGCTTGGCTCGGATAGCGATACCCGACACCTCGGCGCTGTCTGTACCCAACATAGACTCGTTGATGCCACTGATCGCTTGGATATTTGCCGCAGCCTTCTGCCCAATACGGTCTAAACCGGTTGGAATTGAGTTCGCTTGAATCTTCGCTGGCGGATTTGTGCCACGGGCGTACTCAATAACCAGACCGGTTTCGGCACCATGCTCTTCCAAGTCGTCTGGCGTCATACCAACAAGCGACCCGCTCTCTACCATCCAGCCACTGTTGGCGGTGGTGTTAACAATGTGCAGCTCTTGCGAACTGATCTTGTTGAGCTGCTCTTGCGGTGACAGCAGGTTACGCACCATGCCGAACGGACGGCCACGGCGGAAATACGCAAAGTACGGAACAATCGTAAAACCGGCGTACGGTGACCAGTCATCGTGCAATACGACCTTGTCACAGGTCACTGTCCAGCGAACCTTCTTCTGAATCTTGCTGATGATCTCTAGGCCGTACTTCTTACCGAACGCTTTGAGCTTTCGGTCGTTCCAAGCCTCTGGTACCGGTCGCTGGTCACCCGTTTCTGGGTCGACATAGCACTGAACACGGGTAACGCGTTTGTGCTGACGCTCGATGACGCGCAGTGCTTTCACATTGCGGTACTCGTCCTCGTCATATGCCGCTGCACCTAAGTAATCGTCGGTCGACTCGGTGTCACCATAGCGGGTCTCTTCGTACTCGACCGAGTCACGGCCAAATGTGTTGCCGTTCTCAGCAATAAACTGCAGCTCTTCCGCCTTCTTGGTGCCATACATCTCCTCGATCTCGTCCAAGGTCATCCACTTGGTCTCAAAGATCTCGTTCCATGTCTTGGGGTCATACTCCTTGGCGTCGGGATCAATCAGAATGTCCAAAGGATCCTTCGCAGTGATGCGGATCTCACCCTCAACGTGGTCACTAAAGTCCATGCGAACGTCAAAGTATCCGCGACCGTCCATAATCAGACCGTCGCTGAACACCTGCTGCTCTACCCAATCGAGCTTGTTGTTGTCAGCAATCTGCATGTACAACTTATTCAGCACCTGAGCGACGTCCTCGCTACCCGCACGACGCGGTTTGAACTGAATGTCAGCACGACGGGTGGACTGCTCGCCCAACACGGTGTTGATCGTCGGCAGAATCGTATTAATAGTCAGAGCAGGTCGACCCTCTGCATCGAGCATGGACACATCGTCCATATCCCACTGCTCACCCTGATAGAACGCATCACACTTCTTAGCCATGTGGATGTATTCAAGGTGTCCGTTGTCCCGAGCACGCACATAGCGGTCGTATTGTGTGCTCGCTATTTCCATCTCCTCTGCGGGAGACAGTGATTTCATTTTCTTGTGGTGCGCCATCGTTAGGAACTCATCGCTGATTTAGATTTAGGGGTCGCTGTTAGATAATCGAGCCGGTCTCGCCAAGACGGTTCTTTGTAAACGGGTGTGTGATAGCTGGCGAACTCCGTCATCATCAAACCAAGCCATGCCAACGCATCAACTTGGTCGTCGTGGACACCGTTGGGGAAACGCAACATCTCAGCCACTAACGGGCCGGTGAACACTTCGTCCTTGGGGAACCACACCATGCCCTGCTGCATCCGGCCTTGAATGGCGCGGGCTCGGGCTTCTTTATCGCGACGTCCTGTCTTCAGGTCTTTGATGAATGCTTCATACAGACCGCGCTCTCGGATCCGTTTCTCTAGGAACGGGCCTAGCGCCATCTCGATATGACCTTTCTCAATGCCGATCATCGAGGGCTTCCACTGCTCATAGAGATCTAGGATCCGCTCGACAATCTCAAAGCCGTCAAAGCGTCCGCGTACAACGTCCACCACAAACAGCTCGTCAAATTCGTTTACGCCAATGACCATGCCGACCGAGTAGTCGTTACGGTCGTTTTTACCAATGGCTAAGTCCCATGCGCAGTAGTAACGCATGGCGTCAAAGTCGACATCATCCGACTCGTAGTACTGGATCATGTCGCGGGTAAAATAATCACCGTCATCTGCGACGGGATTCTGCTGATACAAAGCCGACCAATCTCTAGGGCCTACGGCCTTTCGTATACGGTCTAGTGATACAACGTCATAACGCTCTGGGTGCAAGGCCTCACCAGAATCGCGGAACTCTTCGTCCTCTTCAGCAATCGCGGGGTAACGGACAACCTCCCAGTCGTCTCCACCCTCGGTGGTGGCCTTTAATAAACGACCTGCAAGATCATCGTCGTGCCAGCGAGTAAGAATGACCAGAACACCGCCGCCGGGAGCCAAGCGGGTATACGCCGTAGACGTATACCAGTCCCAGTTAGCATCTCGATTATTTTGGCTTTCAGCATCTTCACGGTTCTTAACTGGATCATCGATTACTAATATGTGTGCGCCCTTACCAGTGATACCACCGCCCACACCAGCAGCAACAAAGCCACCGCCGTTAGTAGTGAGCCAAGCCTCTGCGGACTGAGATTCTGGATCCAGGCGCGTATCGAAGGCTGTTTTGTAACTAGGCTCTCTAAGTAGTCCACGAACTTTTCGACTGAATCCCATAGCAAGCGAACCCGAGTACGAACATGAAATAAACTCGTGCTGTGGGTTCCTGCCAAGGTGCCAAGCCGGAAACGCAATCGACGCCAAAGTTGACTTGCCGTGTCGCGGAGGTAAGAAAAGCATGAGCCGAGGAGACTCCTTCGCCACAACCTTCCTACTAAATTCTTCAAGTCTTCTACAGACATCCTTATGCACCCATCCCGCCTGATAGTCGGGGCTGAACCGCTCAACGAACGGTAACAACCGCTTTCGAGTTAGGAACCGTAGTGCTAGCTCGGCTCTTGCCTTGTCTTCAACCGATTGCGCCTCTGTTACTTCTTCTTCTACAGGCACAGCGGCAGCCGGTATCGACTCAACCTCGTCGGCCTTGCAGTAGACACAAAATCCATCTCGCCCTGAGTACAGGGTCTCGGGGTGCAGGTTCTTGCACCGCTTACATTCCTGCATTGGAATGTCAGTCATCGGCTTGTGGCTCCAGATACGACGTATCCTTGCCCGCAATCTTCAACAGATCTTCGTCCGACATACGCTCCAACTGCTTGGGCGTAGCGTCTATGTTGATATTTACCTGCGTCGCGTTGTCTGGGGTACTTAGACCATGCAACTTGACCAGACTGTCCACGGTATTCTTCATCTCAGTAGCGGTAGCAGACGCCTGATACGCGTCCATGTACATCACGTGGGCGTTTGCGGCGGTGAACTTCACCTCTTCACGCATCTGCTCGCGAAAATACGCCAGTGCTTTGGCAACATTGGGCCGTTTGACCGTGTCATACACAGCATTGGCGCTGGTATACCCCGCACCACGGCCCGCAGCGGCAAGCGTCATCCCACTCAGGACAAGCATGACTAACTTCTCTTGCTGAACAGTAAGCTCTCCCATCTCCAAACCCATGTAGGGCATATGAGATTCGAACTCAGCTACATCAGTGATAGGTTCTTGCGGCTGTTTGCTCAGCGATTTCTCCACTAAGATCCTCGTCTAAAAATACGAATAGCGGGGCATAGTCTGCGAACCCCTCTTCGGTAAGATTTTCCAGTACGTCATCGACCGAAAACTGTGTTTCGACCAAACGTGCGTCATAGACCAGCACCTCTTCCCCCGTAGGGCCGATACCAGTGCCAAGAAGCGCGTGTTCCATACCTTCAATGGATATCATTTTGACCTTGGACATTGGCGAATAGTACTAGTTGTACTATTTAGTCACAAGACTTTTCATAGACGCTCTTGACCCAGAAATAGAATTCACCCTCGTCCATTTTGTGCTTCATGATATTGACCGCATAACAGACTAAACGGATGTTATCGACGGTGTAGCCGATACGTGGGTTTATACGGTCGACGCTGGCGTTGAAATCTTTGTGCCCCGAACCGTCACGGTGGTGCGTCATCACTAAACCCGTAGCTTCGCACCTGCCATTTTGGGCTTCCCACAGGTCTACAAGATCTTGGACGTTGATCTCCCATGTGAACCCCGCTTTGACGCGGACATGCTTGGAACTGGCGTGCAGTTTAGTAAGGAATGCGCGGTAATTAGAGCTACCGTTTTCACGTGCAGTGGCCTGAGTGCATGTCTTGCACTTGGATCGTGGTTTTATACCGGACGTTACCTTGTCGGTATAAAAACGTTTTAGAGGCATATGCTGCTTGCACACCCTGCAGTAATACAGGTCTTCGTTGTTGCTGTCGGTAGTCATGTACGCCTTGGTCAGTCGCCGGTTGCATATAGTACATAAACTACTGTTTTTTCTGCTGAAAAATTTTTTTGAAAATTTATTCCAGAATCGCTCACACACTATCTCCCCTCCGCGCATACAGACCCACCCTTCCCCCGATTTACATATTGGAACCTTGTTTGCGTTTGGCATACCGGAACCTTGTCGTGGTACCCCCCATTCGCATCTGACGCTCCGCGCCAGCTGGTCAGTGTCAGATGCGTCATCAACAAAAGGAGGTATGACATGTCCGTAGTAGATCGCCAAGAGATCGAAGCAGCCTATCGCGCAGAGCGAGAAGCCGAAGACCCCAAGGCTTGGGAGAAGGAGTACCTAGAAGACTGCCGCATTTGGGTCTGGGATATTGACGGCGAGCAACACCCTTACCCCAACCCCGAATACAACGACATACCGTTTTAAGGAGACGAAGATGAAACTCAAAGACGCTATGGCAAACCTCAAGAGCCTAACTGACCACGAGCTACTGGCCCTAAGAAAGCAGACCAGTGCTATGCCGTGGAACTTCAAGAAAGCCGGTGCCCTCACCCTAATCCAAGCCGAGATCGAACGCCGACTCGCCACCCGTAACCCCAAGCAATACGCAGGGGAATGGGCCGTATGCGCAGCTATTGGTTGTGCCCTAGGCCTTGGCGCTGACGCTGTAATCGAAGAAATCATCTAAGGAGAGACTAATGCTTACTAAACAGTACTTACGCTTAATCACCATCGTTATTGGAGAGTGGTTTCTAGTCCTGAACGCCATCATCGCAGAGGTAGCCCTAGTTGCACTGGGTTACTACCTCGTTATCAACGAACAACTGGCCTTTGGCCTAATGTTTATGCTCTCAAGTCTAATTTTCCCGCTCGCGCTGATACAAACAGTGCCTTTCACCCTCGAAAAAGACCATATCAAACGCGACATCTCACGGATCAAGCGCCGCCGCGCTCGCAAGTGTGTGCCATGTGTGCCACGTGCGTGCCACTTGCGTGCCAGCTAGATTTCGCCAAGTGGCACACACTTAAGCCCTTGTTATTACACGGGTTTTCCTTCGAAAAGCACATTTGTGTGCCATGTGTGCCACCTAAAACACACCTTGTTTTTTTTTATTTCTTCTTTTCACGTTTTTCTTTTTTTTTCTACTAACCCAATTTTAAGTGGCACACATGGCACACATTTGGTTTTTGTATATACATCAATCACTTACGCCATTTTCAAGTGGCACACAATCTGGCACACAGCTGGCACACATTGCTCCAGCTGGCACACATTTGGCCTTTACAGTCCAAATGGTCATAAGCATCTGTGCCTCTTATAACTTTAAGGAATGACAATGACTCAACGAATACATATCGACTCTGTCCGACCCAACCGGCTCCAAGACTCAGGACTGGGATACGACCCGCTCCCATATCGCACTGTTTACGCCAGTCAAGAGTGCGCAGCATATGGAACCGCTGTCTGGCGTTTCAACAAGCGCGTGCCCAGCAACCGCCTGTGTAAGTTCATAGCCGCTGTTCAATGCCAAGGCACGATAGACCCTAGACTCTGGACACTAGTTAGGGACTTTAAAGACCCCTTCGTATGGACTCAGATCGATATGTGCTTTGACTATCCCAACCAAAAGGAAGCCGCGTAATGACCAACCTTCTGAAAGAAATATCCAACGATCTACGCGAAGCGCGTAGTGACTTACTCGAAGCCAACTCTGCTGACGACTATGACTACGCTATGCAAGCTCTGCATGACATCCGTCTCGCTCAGTACCGAATGGCTAACTTGGACAAACTATACAAAAGGATAGAACTATGAACTTCGACCAAATCAAATCCAGCCCTGCCGCCCAAGAAGCCAAGTCCTATGGCAAACGCTTCATTGACTATGTCAAACACAACCCTCGTGACGCTGCCTTTGACGTTGCAGCCATTGTCCTCACCTTCATGGTTATGGACATCGAGGATGCACTCGACTCCATCGACGACAGCTCAGCATTGTCTGCTGCTGTTGACCTTGAAAACTTCTGGGGAGCTTCTTCATGACCTTCTACCGGTTTCTAACCGTATTTCTTGCGATCTGCCTACTGATCGCCCTATTCCCACTCTTCATCGCTGCTCAGACAGTGATGTTTTACCTGTTTCTCTGCGCAGTCATCGTTGGCTGCGTTTACTTAGCCCTTAGACCAAGGAAATAGACCAATGACCATAGACCTAGACCCTAGACCTTTGAACCTAAACCATGAGCACTGGGAAGACGTAATAGAAGACAACTATTACGAGCCAGAGCTTCCATCTCTTTCCACTTTGATGCAAGGTAGTACTGTTTGTACTATTTTGGAAGCTGACGACCTGTTCCGAGACAGCATACCTTGCTAACGCAAGGCATGGTCAAAGACACTTTTGAGCATGACGCTCATTTACAAACTAATAGTATAGGAAGTACTAAACCTTATGGAAACTAAGAAAACATATCGACCAACCGCCAACCAAAACCACAGCATGTCGGAGCACTTCGACCCAGCCGAGCAAGAATCGACTGAGCAATGGGGCGCACCCTCCGTCAGTATCAACGAAGAAGTGATACCTGACATCCAAGCAGACCCCGAGTCTGCTGAGCGCTTGGCTCCAACCACAGCAATCACCAAGTACCCTGACTACTTGCTCTCCAAGTTCCACGTCGATGGCAACGGCGACCTAGCGCCCAATGCCTCGTATGTGCAACAAGCGCTCAAGCAGTTCAGTGATCGTGGCACTTCGTCCCTGACTCACGGCCCCGAGGGCCAGCAGCTTGCCGACGAGGCGCTTGCCGAGTACAAGACCAACGTCGCAGAGATGGCCAAGCACCTACTGCAGTTTGATGAGTCTGCGTATACCAGCGTGAACGACAAAGCCATTCGCCCTTCGGCGTCCTTGATCTTCTCGTTCGCTGGTTCAGCCAACAGATTGTGGGCTGACTGGTGCCTCGACATGGAGTCCTTCATAGATATCGCTGGCAAAAGCGAGCTGGACATGTCCGAGAAGCAGCTTAGCTACAAGCACAACTTGGCTATGAGCTTGCAGCTTCAAGGCTACAACGCTCGCTTCGCCCGCGACGTATTGCTTGAGATGGCACCGCACGTGTCCAACGAGTACAAGGTATCGCAGGGCAAAGTCAAAGACGCTATCGAGTACAAGCTGCGTAGCGATGCCGAGTGGCAGACCAAGCAGCACAAGCGTGTAGACATCAGCGCTGACGCCCGCCGTGCAGCGCCTGAGTTCGACGCAAAACTAACTGCATCGTTCTAACCAACCAAGGGGAATAGCTTCGGCTATTCCCCTTTTTTGTGTTGCTGGCGCTCGGCCATGACGGTGTGCCTGCGACAAGGAGAAACAAGCTATGCCAGATGAACTACTTCAAGCGTTGAGAGAATTCATCACCCATGAAATCGACATCATTCACGAAAGTGATTGGTGGAAAGAACTGATCGATGAGGCTGTAGATCGCAGGCTCGCTGAGCGAGAAGCAGATGAGTGATCAAGAACGACATCGAGTCTGTGTAGTCAGCGCAATCTTAATGAACCCGACCATATCGAGCTGGGCTCAGAAGTACTGGACAAAAGTATTAACGCAGTTACTTCTCAACAGTTCAGGGGATGAGGACTTGATTCCTCACTCCGCAGGTCTGCCCCACCTGTGGTCAAAAACGGGGCATCAACTCAAAAGCAAACTGTCTGGAGGACAGACCTATGACCGTGACCAAACTAAAAACCACTGAGCGTTTAGCGCCTGCCCCTCGGCCTGGTTCTCATATCGCTGCGATCTACTCCACTATTGATGCGCTTGGCGGCATTGCCACCGTCCGAGAGATACGAGAGCTGTTGCCTGCAGCCGGTGGTAGAGAGTGCAAGACCCACAAAGACACGCACGTATACCTGCGATCCATAGGCATAAACCTTGGCTATATCGTGTGCGATACCAAGTTCCCGACGGGGATTCAGTCCTCAATAACTGAAGAAGACTATGCCGCTGTTGTGTACAGCATCAATACCTTTGCAGATTTTGAACAGCAACGGTTGGCGCGTACTGTCCGCGAGAAGAAGAACCGTATTGCCCGCGAAGTAGCTGAACAGAAAGCAGAAGCTAAAAAGCAAAACAAGCTAGAGCGTGAGCGCATGGCGACCGCACGTCAAAAACTGACTCCGGTTAGTACAACACCTACTACTACACCGGCAACAATAGACCCTACACCTGAGACCGTTCACGAGGATCACAACACCCGCATGGAGTACGCAATCGTTGCTGCTACTGCATCTGTCATATCGGTTGGTGTGTACGCGCTGCTTGGTCAGGTGATGTAGCCCAAACAAACACTAGACCCTAGACCGTGGCACTAGGGCCTAGACCTTTCCCCTGCCACATTACTGGAGAAGACATGATGTCTGACATTTTCGTAAAAGTAGTACGCGTCCCTGGCGCTGTAACCGAAGTCGCCTTATCTGCAGGCGCAACCGTAGCTGACGCTCTGTCCGCTGCTGGTATCTCTTCCACTGGCTCTGAGTCCATACGTGTTGGCGCTGCTGACGCAACCGTGGGCACCTCTGTCGGTGACGGAGATCGCGTTGTGATCGCGCAAGGAGCCAAAGGCAACTAACCGACCACACCACTTTCGGGGTATGGCCCATCAGTAATGGTGGGCCTCCATCGGACGCTCGGAGTATGCCAACCCTACTGCCCTGCCCCACCCTTTTAAGGAGACCACGAAGTGACAAACCCAAAGCTATTTGTGCTGGGTAGACCTGAAGATTTTACCAACCAAGAAGTCGACTGGCTTACCGACCTGATCACAGAAAAGCTCAACGACGATGGCATTGCGCCTGAGTCTTTCGCGTTTCAGATCCGTGTTGAGTACACCCCGACGAAGGAGACCCAATGATGCTCTCAACGATACGTCACGACGCAGTGTTCCGTGCATACGACTACAAGGATTACCCGATCCACATTGTCGGTGCCGGTGCTACTGGCTCGCGTGTCTTCATGTCACTTGTAGAGTTGGGCCTGACCAACCTGCATGTGTATGACTTCGACAATGTGGAGCCCCACAACCTAGCTAACCAAGCGTTCTTGTTCGAGCACGTCGGTATGCCCAAAGTCAAAGCGTTGCAGAACCTAGCATCGCTCAAGCTCGGCGTGCCTGAAGACAAGCTGCCAATGCGATTCATCAACGAACGCATTGACCAGCGACAGTTCGACGGCTTCCTGTTCTTGCTAACCGATACGATGGCATCGCGTCGCAAGATCATCAGCAATCAAGACTTTGGCCCCGACAGTATGTTGTTCCATGTCTTCGAGACTCGTATGGCATCGTCACATGGCAACGTATTCCACTTCTCACCAACCAACCCACACCAACGTCAAGCGTGGTTCGACTCGCTCATCAGCGACGACGAAGGCGAAGTGTCGCCCTGCGGTACCAGCATATCCGTAGGCGCTACTGCTTCGCTCATTGCCAACCTAGCCGTATGGGAGTTCATGAACTTCCTACTCGACGACGGTTGTGCAACAGCACAGCTCGACGTGTTCTTCAAACCCATGCTACTCACGACCAGAGACCAAATATGAATTTCTATACCCAACCAAGTGGTGCGGACATCGACAGTTCCTCGATGGATCCCGTCATAACCCCGCTCTATGAAGAGCCCCCCATGCCTGTTGTGTACTACACACCCAACGTTAAAGCCGTAATCAATCACCTTGTTGCAGTGAACACTGCCGAGGTGGGCTGGCTCGGTCTGGTTAAGCAGGTCAACGACAACGACTACTTGGTCTACCAAGTGTACGTGCCCAAGCAGACTGTCCATGCAGCCGAGACAGACATCGACTCCGATGCTATGGCCAATCTTGGTATCGAGATCGCAGAAGCAGACATGCCTCCTGAGGATCTTTATTACTGGGGGCACAGCCACGTAAACATGGACGTTTCACCCAGCGCACAGGACGAGTCACAAATCGAAGAGTTTCTGGAAGCTGGATGCAAGCAGTTTATACGCGGTATATACAACAAGTACGGGCACAGTAAGGTCGATGTCTACGACGTACCGCGCAATGTGATCTATCAATGTGTACGTGAAGACGTTGAGGTCAGCCTGACTGCCGAGCACGTTGAGCGCCTTGACGAGCTGATCAAAGCCAACGTCACCAAGAAACCGACTCCGGTTTATAAAAAGACACACATCAAACGCAATCCTGTCATCAGCAACCTGCCTGCAAACAACTACCACAGCCAACTGCAGCAGCCGTTCTATTACAGCGACACGTTCGATCACCTCGACGACACAGGCCTTGGCAACTATGCCGATGACTTTGACGACGGGGCTGACGATTTCTTAGACGGATACGACCCATCAAGGAGAATTCAATGAGCTGGTCACATCAACCAACACTGGTACTCAATCCTGGCAAAGAGCTTAAAGCGGAATTGGAACTTCAACTTGAGCTTGAAAAGACAGAAGTAGAACACAGACACGACATTCTTCGTGCTCGTAAGCTCATTTTGCATCGTGCATCTGATCAATGGACTAGAATCCGAGACGCTTACAAGCAGCCCCAATCATGGCGGTTGTATCAGCTCACGGGTGGTCATACAGAGCTAAAAGAGCGGACGGAAGTGTTGATCAAGCACTATCATGACTCCGCACAGGACACCTGCCATGAGGCTCAAGGAGCTTTTGACAGAGCATATAAACAGTGGGAACTCGCCCTAGCTAGCGTGGCGCAGGCTGAAATGAAACTTCGCATGGTACGCGATCAAGCTGACATCGTTGTCAGCAGAGATATGCTCGACACATTTCTGCGCGACAATGCCTACTACACACCTGACTCTTTGCAGTTGTCTTACAACGACGAGCCTATGCAGCACCGAGTCACCTTCAGCCTACGTGATATCATCGCCACCAACCCTCGTGGTAACAATCCTATTGTTATCCCACCACTGCGTATCGACTTCTATATCTTCCCGACCGGCAGTCATGACCTTGTGGTTCGTAACGATATCGGTCGCCCTTACTGGACAGATCGGTACAAAGGCTACTCCGAGATTCCGCTGTTGCACCCACACATGACAAGTGAAACGACCCTGTGCTTGGGCGACTTTGGTGAGGGTGTTACCGAGGCAATCAGTGAAGGTGACTTCGTTACTGCTATCACAATACTCACCATGTTCTTCCAGCAATACGATCCCAACGATTCTGCAGGGGCATACCACGATGTGTGGCCCGATGCTGACGAAGACGGCCACATTGCTGACTACGCTGACGCTTAGGAAACCTATGATCGACAAAGCAATTCAATTCGCCCTGACCTTTTTGACCATCAAACAATTTTTGCGGGAACTAAACAATGAAACAACTGGAGATGAAGCTGACTCTGGAGAACGAGGAGCTAGAACTGTTCACGGAGATAGCGCTGCAGATACAGCAGCACCTGAAGACCCTAGCCAATCAACAACCTGACGATGAGGAGGACACAGACTAATGTTCACAGCAGGACTAATCGCAGCAGCAGGCTTACTGTTTCTGTTATTCAAGTTCGGCATCCGCCGAGTCATTACCTATGACATCTTCTTTGATATCGCTATCACTGCCATCTTGATGGTGTCACTTGCTGGCACATTCAGCGGCATGATGGCTGCCCTCTTTGGCGGCCTGATAGTATCAATCGTACTATTCATCATGAAACGTACGATGCGCCACGAAAAATTATCACTGGTTAAGACCAAATCATTTCCATACCGGAGGTTCGCATGGACGGAACAATAAGAGCACAGGAGTTCGAGACCACCCCCTATCACGCCGCGTGTTGCACACACTGCAACTATGACATGGGCTACGACCACAGAAACACGACGGGCATGAAGCAATCTGTCGACTATGTAACCTGCCCCGAATGCTTCACCAAGCAATACAAAACCGCTGCCAATTACGCACCTGACAGTTGGCGTGAAACCAATGCAGCCAGCTCCAGCATGGCAGATAGAGCTGTCGATGCAGATACCGAGACCTATCAAATCGTAGAAACGGTTAATGCATATCGCACTTATGACTTCCAGTTCCCCGAAGACCTGAGCTGGGGTGACGTCAGACATCACGAGATTGATTGGGTTTCTCAAGAAATAACTATTACGTGGACAGACGGTACAGAGTCATGCTTCGGCATGAGCTATGGCGAACTTGGAGATTTCGAAGATACCGACGATGTCCGAATCCAAAATTACGATGGAGACCAAGTCTGGTGAACACTATCGATGAACCTACCTGCTGCAACTGCGGCAAGGAATGTATCCCAGTCATACTCGAATGGGACGAACCCGTCGAGTTCTGGGGTATGCGCAGCGTAGAGACCTTCTACACCATCGACAGCCATTGTTGTAAAGACGAGGTAGAACTACCTACAAACTTTTCTATTCACGACTATTAGTACAGGGGGTACTATTATGGATCGCGACGAGTTTCTAAACCAAAGCGAGCAAGTCGAAGAGCGACTGTCACGCGACGCAAACTCTTATGACATGTTGGTCTACAACTTTGTGTGGCTCAAAAGCCGCAAGCCCGAACTACACGCAGAGCTGATGCGTAAGTTCCAGTCGATTGAATCCAGTGTGTACGCACACAGACAAGAGCAGGACGCTAAGGATCTATTCTAAACCATGCTAGTAACACTAGACTTCGAGACCTACTTTGATCCCAAGGTAAGCCTCACCAAGATGACGACAATGGAGTACGTCAAGCACCCCATGTTTAAAGTGTGGGGTGTTGGTATCAAATTGGATACCAGCCCAACCGAATGGTTCGGTGAAGACGAAGTGGAAGAAGCGCTTAATGATATCGAGTGGGACAAAGCCCACCTGCTCTGCCACAACACTCCATTCGACGGCTACATCCTTACTCAACTGTACGAGTTAGTACCCGCCTACTACTTAGACACGGCAGCTATGGCCCGTGGTAGATGGCCAGGGGAAACGTCTCGACTCAAGGATGTAGCCGTCCGATGCTTCCCAGACGACCCAGACATGCGTAAAGGCGAAGAGCTAGTCACAGCGAAAGGTATCTATGACCTGCCACCAGACATAGAAGATTCGCTTGCTGGCTACTGCATACAAGACGTCGACCTGACCTATGCAATTTACAACCAGCTACTGCCTGCGTACCCACAGGTAGAGCTAGATATCATCGATCTCACATGCCGAATGTTTTGTGAGCCGAAGATGACGCTCAACCGATGCAAGCTCGAATCGTTTGTCGAATCCGAACGAGCGTACTCGGAGCAGGCCATCGAGAAATCTGGTCTGGATCGTAAGGTCTTGGCCAGTAATCAACAGTTTTCAGCATGGGCTGAAGAGCAAGGACTGACAGTACCAACTAAAGTCAGTCCGTCCACAGGCAACAAGATACCTGCCTTTGGTAAAAATGACGCTGCCTACCGGCAGTGGCAACAGCAGCACCCTGAATACAACCACGTATGGCAGGGCAGAGAAGCAGTGAAGAGCAGACTCAATGAAACACGAGCACAACGTTTCATTGACTGTGCTAACGCAGGTAGTCGACTACCTGCCCCCCTTCGCTACTACGCTGCTCATACCGGTAGATTTGGAGGTACAGATAAGATCAACCTTCAAAACCTGCCTCGCAACAGCGAACTACGTAAAGCTATAGAAGCACCGTCCGGTGGCTTCCTTTACGTAGCGGATCTATCAAACATCGAGTCTCGTATGCTGGCATGGCTTGCCGAAGAAGATGAGCTACTGCAAATGTACCGAGACGGCACCGATGTTTACTGTGATTTTGCATCCAAGGTATATGGACGCACGATCACGAAAGACGATGAAGTCGAACGCTTCGTAGGCAAGACCGCGATACTAGGTCTAGGTTACGGCATGGGCGCTCAGAAGTTCCAAGCCACATTGAAGCAAGCCAACATAGAGATGGATTTCTTTGAAGCCAAGAATATCGTTGATGAATACCGAACGACGTATCCACACATCCCTGACCTATGGTACCGACTCAACGCTTTACTTATTGAGTCTTCGAACATGGGCAGGGTGCAGGATGACGATTCGTTTGGTTACGCTTACAGGTGTATCCAAGCGGCTCCCAACGCGATTCTCCTCCCGAATGGGATGTCGCTTAGGTACCCCTCTCTAACCAGCACAAAAGCTGGTTTGACTTATCAATCTATGGGCAAACCCGTCTCTACCTATGGCGGGCGCATTACCGAGAACGTTGTACAAGCACTCGCTCGCATTGTCTTATGCGATCACATGCTGCAAATACAGCGCCGACCAGAATTTGAAGTTGTGCTGACAGTACATGACGAGGTCATTGCTCTAAGTCAGCAGGACAACCCACAAGATAAGCTAGACAGTATGATCGAGATCATGCGCCAGCCCCCTCAATGGGCCCTTGACTTACCGCTCGATGCAGAAGGCGGTTGGGACGTTAGTTACAGCAAATGAGTGGTCTTGTACTGTCAAGAAAGCTCATGGAGCAGGTACTTCTTGAGATGCAAGACGGCACTGAGGTGCTTATTACTGTCAGTCGGATAGATAAAAACCAAGTCCGTCTACATTTCGAAGCACCACAACAAGTAAAAATTACTAGGATAAAACGAAACAACATTGACCATAAATAGTACTAGTTATACTATCGACAGCCGCGTTGGAGGAGAACAATATGCAGCTGAACTTTCTATCTGCCAGTAATGGCTTGCCCCTTACTAAGACTTTCAGCGCTACCGGCTCTACTCCTTACCCACTTGTTACCCACGTCGACAGCCATACGTTCTCTGTTGACACGATCTCAGACTTCCATGACACGCTGCGCCAGCAATCACAGCTAGGTCACTGCCTACTCAAAGGTGACCTGAAGCAGCCGCTCGTCAGTGAGTCCCGCAAAGGCAAATCAAACCGCAACGCTTACACCGATCTGCTTGTCCTCGACATCGACGGCTTGCGCATACCCAATACAAAGTTCTCAACTGGCCCACTAACTACGGTTCATATCGAGCACATTGCCAACATGATTGTGTCCGCCCTGCCCGATCAGCTTAACGACGTTAGCTTTATCGCTCAGGCATCCAGTTCTTTTGGCATGAAGTCGGATCGATTCTCTCTGCACCTATTTTTTATGCTGACTGTGCCGCTACCACCTAAGACCGTGAAGTTATGGCTACAGCACGTTAATCACGCAGATACCTTATTCGAAGAACAGATCGAGCTGTCCGTCAATGGACACTCTCTCAAGTACGTGGTGGACACCAGTGTTGCTGATAACAGCAAACTGATATTCATCGCACCACCAACGTTTGCTGATAAGACTCTTGACCCGTTTCAAGACTCTGATCAACGGATCGTGTTGGTAAACAAAGGACAAGAGACCTTAGACCTTGCACCTTTGATGAGTGGCATTAGCCGAGAAGCCATGTTCAGTGTCAGTAGAGCCAAGAAAGACTCGCTGCGTGACACGGCTGGCATGAACAGAAAGAAAGAAAAAATACAGATAGCACAAGTTAATTATCGCAACGAAGAAATACTAACCAACCCAGACAAAGTATCGATCACAGTATCAGACGACAGTAGCTCGCCGTTCATCCGCTGTAATATCAACGGTGGTGACAGCGGTGCTTACTACTTCAACCTTGATGCTCCGACCTACATGTACAACTTCAAAGACGAACCGATCTTTGAGATTGAGAAAGCCGATCCAGACTTCTACCTCAGCATCTTTGAGATGTTTGACGATCACATCAGTGAGTCCGGTAAGGCTTCCGTTCCTGTAGCAATCCGTGATTTCTACACAGACATCTATTACTGCGGTCTGTTTGACCCAAACATTCAACAGTTCAGTGATAACTACCCACTAACCCCGTTAGCTAAAGGATCTATCGACAGCTTCATGCTCAGTCATGGACGCCCTGTACCCGACTTCATACCCGACGCCCGAGTTATCTTCGACCCAACGCAGAAGGAAGAGGCAATACAGCTGCAGAACACGCCGTACCACATCAACATGTATCGACAAACCGACTACATGCTTAACGCAGCTGAACCTAATAGGCCTTTGACCTTAGGCCAAGGGCCAAAGATCCAAGACAAGTGTCCTCTCACCTATAAGTTGATACACCACATACTGGGCAATGGTAACGAAGAGCTTGAACGCTTCCTTAATTGGCTGGCTTACATATACCAAACACGACAGAAAGCTGGCACCGCTTGGGTGCTGACAGGGGTACCAGGTACCGGTAAGGGTCTGTTCTATAGCCGCATACTTCGACCGCTGTTTGGTGAAGCGCACGTACCAATGAAGGCGCTGCAGAACATCGAAGAGCAATTCAATTTGTACATGCGCACTGCCCTCTTTCTCATTGTCGATGAGTTCCACATGAGCAGTGCTAGCCAAGGCACTATTAAGATTGCAGACAAACTCAAGAACCAGATTACTGAGAACACGACTACGATACGCGCTATGCGTAGCAACCAGACTGAAGTTAAGAACTTTACGAACTTCATATTCCTGACTAACCGGCTCGATGCCGTAAAGATCGAAGACGGAGATCGCCGGTACAACATCGCACCTCGACAAGAAACCAAGCTCGAAGTCGCTCACCCTGAAGTCATTGAGCGCATCGACGAGCTTCACAAAGAGTTACATGACTTCGCAGGCATCTTGAAAACATACGAAGTCAACACGCGTCTCGTCAGAACCTGCGTCAACAACGATGCGAAAACCGAGATGCGACACGTCAGCATGTCTGTGTTCGAAGACTTCTGTCGCGCCTTGAAAGAAGGCGAGCTTGAGTTCTTCACCGACGTGTTACAGATAGAAACAACCAACGTCATGGGTAGCGGTGACGTACTACCCGCTCAACGTTTCGTTAAGAGCTGGTTAGCTAAGAGCAACGAGGAGTACATGATGATCAAAGACGAACATCTACGAGTTGTCTTTCACGCTCTTACCGAACAGACACCACGCATCAACGCAAAAGAATTCGGCAAACGTCTTGATCGCAATGGCTTAACCAAGACACGTAAGCGTCAGTCTGGTGCAGACCGCGACGCCAATCCAATACGCGGTATCGAAGTGAACTGGAAGATATCCGACGAAAGCCGTGACGAACTGATTGATACCTACTTCAACACCAAAGATAAACAGTTAGTCGCTTAGACTTTTATAGTAGTATTACTACTACTTAACGATACATAAGAACTATATGAACCTTACCCAAGACGAAAGACCAGACCTTGAGAGCTTAACCGCTAAGCCGGACAAGCTAGGCCTGACGCCTGCGTGGTCATACTCAGCACTAAAAGTATTCGAAGAGTGCCCTTATCGCACATACATCAGCCGCGTTAAGAAGGTACGAGAGCCATCAAGCCCCGCTGCAGACCGTGGTACAGCCATTCACCAAGAAGCTGAAGACTATGTCTGCGGCAAGTTAGGTGAAATGCCAGACTCGCTGAAGAAGTTTGAAGACGACTTCGAACAATTACGTGCGATGTACGCCGACGCCAAGGTCGAACTAGAAGGTGAATGGGGCTTCGATCTTGACTGGCAACCCGTCGGTTGGATGGAACCTAAGACGTGGGCACGCATCAAGCTCGATGCTCTCGTCAATGAAGACGAGCAATCTTGCCGCGTCATCGACTACAAGACCGGCAAGAAATGGGGCAACGAGATAACGCACGGACAGCAGTGCTTGTTGTACGCCATCGGCACCTTCTTCCGTTACCCGCACATCGAGTTCGCACAAACCGAACTGTGGTATCTCGACAAAGGCGAAAAAACAATCAAGCAGTTCACCCGTGCAGAGGCAATGGAGTTCGCTCCGGGCTTCTACAAACGCGCTGTCGCTATGACGACGTGTACGGATTACGAACCCAAGCCCAGTAAGAACAATTGTAAGTGGTGCTCGTACAAGAAAGGCGAGCCACCTGAGTGTTATTGGGGAGTTAGCTAGACCGATCATGCAGCCCTAGCCAGCACCCTCCTCCTCCGGTGTCTGGGCCCCCTTCCCGCCCTACGGCTAGGGCTGCATCCCAAGGAGTGTTTATGGAAATGTTTTATTGCGAAGGCAACGCAGTCATCCAGTACTCGTTGAAGACCGACCCACCAGAAGCAATGTATTGGTCAACGTACCGACTCAAGAAATCTCACATCGTTATCCATAACCGTATGGATCGATCTGAAAAAGCCGCTTGGCGTACAAAAATACTGAAGAGCATTACTTATGACGAAGCAGTTCCTCGCAGCAATACGAGCACAGGAAACAGTTCAAAAGTTGAACTGGGTTAAACCCACCTCGTTTTTCTGGGACACGGGTAAACCTAGAAGCCCGTCATTGACCATTGAACAAAAAATCAAGATCTATGACCTACGAGATCAAGGTCTTGGCTACAGAGACATAGCCGCCAAGCTAGGCCACTCCTACTACATGGTTTACAACACGATTTACCGCCGTGAACACGGCGAAAAACTATGACTCGGTTCACAGATGTTGAAGGTGCAGTTGAAGAAGCCCACTTCATACAAGACAAGCTGAAAGAAACAGCGCTAATAACGATGGATAAACAGGGCAACTTGTACGTCATAACGCGTAACCAATACGAATCAGCAGAGCACAACACAAATACAGTGTTGGAAATTTGCAACAACGATCAGGGGTAACGAGCTGCAAGGTGCGTGCTGGCATCAGGCAGTGTCAGGTTGGATTCCTGACCTCCGAAATGTGAAATAGGTTAGATGAAGCGGCTCACCCCGTTGGAAATCATGGGCTCAATCTGATCAACCAGCACAATCTTCTTGAATAAATTAGTACAACATGTACTATTTACAGCCAATTAAGAATCAATAAATATGAAACCATTCAAACACCAATCAACAACAACTGATTTCATCGTCGACAAAAAGCAATGCCTAATCACATCAGATCCAGGCACCGGCAAGACCCGTAGCGTTATCGACGCCTACGTCAAGTTGCCAGCAGACAGACGTAAGATGCTCGTTATCGCCCCGCTTTCGATACTGCAAGCGTCATGGGGTGACGACATCGACAAGTTCCAGCCCGAACTTACGTACGAAATTGCGTACGCCAAGAACAGAGCCAAAGCCTTTCAAAGCCACGCAGACGTCATCTTGACAAATCATGATGCGGTTAAGTGGCTGCTCAAAAACATCAGCGTCTTAAAGCAGTTCAATACCATCTGCATCGATGAGTTCACTGCGTTCAAGAACAAAGACAGCCAACGTAGTAAGGCGATGGCCAAGATCATCGACTGGTTTGACTACCGTGTGGCGATGTCAGGCACCCCCAACAGCAACACCATCCTCGATATCTGGCACCCCACCTACCTTATCGACGGTGGCGAGCGATTGGGGCGTAGGTTCTACGGCTTTCGTAACTCTGTCTGCACTAGCCGTTTCAATGGATTCGCTAATGAGTGGATAGATCGTGACGATGCAGAGCAGATCGTTGCGTCCCAATTGCACGACATCAACATTCGATTCGCGCTCGAAGAGTGCATCGATATGCCGGAGCAAACAGTCTCAACCAAGCTGACACGCCTGCCTAAAGACATCATGAATCAGTACCTTGTGCTTGCCGAGGACTCTGTCTTGCACACCGCGCAAGGCACGATCAATGCAGTACACGCTGGGGCCAAGGTGAAGAAGCTACTACAGCTGTGTACCGGTGCTATGTATGACAACGAAGGCAGTGTTATCGGCGTACATAACGACCGCTATGACCTTGTCCTACAGCTTGTAGAGCAGCGTGCTCACAGTCTTGTTGCCTTCAACTGGTCACATGAGAAGGCTCACCTTGTAGAGCAGTGCGAGAAACGTGGCATCAGCTACGGCGTTATCGACGGCACTACACCGCCACACAAACGCAACGACATCGTCGACCGTATGCAAGCAGGACAGCTGCAAGTTGTCTTCTGTCACCCACAGTCTGCAGGTCATGGACTCACCATGACAACAGCAACCACCGTGATCTGGGCTTCCCCAACCTACAACGCCGAGCACTACCAACAGTTTAACCGCCGTATCTACCGCGCCGGACAGACCAAACGAACTGAGGTCATCCGAATCGCCGCAGAAGGTACGTGGGAAACCGATGTGTTCGACAAGCTAGAAGGCAAGTTGGCCCGTATGGAAGACCTGCTCACAACACTCAACAACCTAAACAATCTAAGGAAATCAGCATGAAGCTAATCACCAAAGAAATTGAATCGAAACTGCGCGAGAACGAATCGTTGCCTGAAGAGCTACGTATGCCGCACCTCAAGCTATTCAACCCAGTTGGATCAGGCACTTGGCTCGTCTCCGAGATCGAGTCCGGCAGCGTAGAAGACGGCACCGCAATACTGTTCGGTCTTGCTCATGTCCATGAGCCTGAGATGGGCAGCTTCTCATTAGCGGAACTCACCTCACTGCGCTTGCCACTCGGCCTGTCCATTGAACGCGACCGATCTTGGCGACCGACTAAAACACTTATCGAGTATGCGCAAGAAGCTCGCTCACAGGGGTACCTCCAATGAATTCAGACGAACTCATAACAGAACTCAAAAAAACCAAGGATCAAATTCGTGACCTCAACAACGAGGTCAAAGAACTCAAGGGACGGGAAGATGAACTCGCCCGTTCCCTGATGACAGAGATGGATAAGACAGGTCTAAAGCGTATGGCTAATGACCTTGCAACCGTCTCTGTCGCAACAGAAGCGGTACCTGACGTTACTGATTGGGATGCGTTCTACGCATACATCAGCGACAAAGGGCTATTCGAACTGTTGCACAAACGTGTCTCTGCGACTGCGTGGCGTGAGCTTGCCAAGATGGAGACCATTCCAGGCGTAAGTTCCAGAGACTTAACAAAACTCAACTTTAGAACTACTTAATTAACAATTACCAATAAGGATCTAACTATGGCGAATCAAGCCTTAGCCCTCGTCGACAGCTCAGAACTACCCGCTCACCTCAATATGGAGAGCAGCCGTGGCAACGAGAATGTCGGTGCAAACATCACTATCCCTCGCATCAAGCAGCTGCAGAAGATGTCAAACGAGTGTGACAAGCACCACCCAGCACACATCAAGGGCGCTGAGCCCGGCATGTTCTGCAACACTGGTACTGGCGAACTCTACGGTGAAGAGATCTACGCGATCTCAATCAACTTCACCACGGCGTTCAAAGTCTGGCGTGCCATCGAAGCTGGTGGTGGCATCGTAGGCGAGTTTCCTACTCAAGCTGAAGCGGAAGCTGCTATCGACGCAGCCGAAGGCGACAACGGCAACTACACGGCTAACGAGACACACACGCACTTGTTGATCCTCAAGGATCCCAAGACCGGTGAGCTGTCATCCCCTGCTCTGATGGACTTCGCTGTATCTAAACTGACGGTATCCAAGCGTTGGAATACAGCAATCCAGATGAAGGGTGGTGATCGTTTTGCTGCACTGTGGAAACTAAGCACTGTGTCAGTCACATCGAAAGCAGGTAACCAGTACCTGAATATCGATATTGACGCACTGGGTTGGGCACAGAAGGCTGACTACGACGTAGCAGCTTCACTGTATGAAGCTCACGCCTAGTACTGCATGAACGAACACAGCTTTGTAAAAGCTGTACATCGGAAACTTCCACCTGAAGTTTACAAGTGGAAGATTCACGATACGTATACCGGCGGGGTACCAGATGCAATGTATGCTGGCCCTGCTGGTCTATTGTTCGTTGAATACAAATACCTCAAGAGCCTACCAAAAAAGCCCACCACCCCCATCAGAACGGGGCTATCCGAACTTCAAGTCAGTTGGTTAGAACGCATGCTACTTTACAACGTTTTAGTACTGGTTATAATCGGCTCACCGTCCGGTGCAGTAGTGCTAACTAAAGACTTCCGGCGCACACTAACCCTGTCGAATTTTGACGCAACCCTATCTGCCAGCGAATGTGCTGACCGGATTGTGGACTTGGCAACAAACCATGAAAGAAGAAAACTTACCTATTCCTGTCCAGAACCTACGAAGGATCTGGGCTAAATACAAAGAAGAAAACAAAATCACTCAAGCCGAGGCTGCTGAGAAACTAGGCTGGAAACAAAGTAACTTCAGCCACTACATAGCTAACATCAACAAGCTGAACCCGAACACGATATTCAAGCTATCGGAGTTCCTGCAAGTTGACCCAGCAGAAATCGACCCTACTTGTTTTGACGACCTGCCAAAGACTCGATTTGTTCAGACTGAAACAAAGTCAGGCGCTAAGAAAACTGAGCAACTTTGCGTACTAGGGAAAGCCTTAACCGGCAACACCTACGCTTATCACCCAGATATGGGGTATAAACTGCCAATGGGTTGCAAGATCGTAGCGGTATCTCCGAATCAAGCCAAAGCAAAACAAAGCAATCTGTTCTTTGTTCGAAAATCTGCAAAAGACCAATGGAAGCTACTAGAGCATGAGTCTCTACCAGACCTTCGCAAACGCTATAAAAACGTAAAAAGCGTTACGAATATCTACACATAATTAGACATTAATGTTATAAAGTCACTCGTAACTTAATAGTAGCATTTCTACTAAATTTATTTCCCCCTACCCGCACTAAGGACTGTTATGCAGCTAATGCTCGAAGAGAAATACGGCCCTTTTATGACGGTTGAAGATCTGGCCAATCTAGTGAAAACCAACAAGCAAACCATCTACAACCGGCTCTACAACGAGACCCTGGGCATACCACACTGGCGTATGGGTAAACGGTACTTGTTCCCCACCGAAGGTGTAGAGATCTACATCAACAAAAGCATGAGCCCCGCCGCCAATGACTGACGGCGACATGGTGCATTCACCTGCGCACTATGCCGAAAGCGACATAGAGTGTATCGACGCAATGGTCGCAGCGTTTGGTGCTGAAGCTGTACAGACGTATTGCCGCCTTGCCAGCTTCAAGTATCAATGGCGTGCCGGAAAGAAGTTCGATGCCGATGAAGACCTTCGCAAATCTATCTGGTACACGCGCTTCGCAATGGGTGACGACCCACGAGCTTAGAAGTTCTCGGCGTTTAGCTGCGTATACCGACGCAGCGTTTCCCACTTTTTATGCCCTGAGATGTGCGCTACTTGTGGTATCGAATAGTTGCTTTCTCTGTCTTCGAACAATCGGCTAATACCTTCGTGCCGCAGGTCGTGAAACGTCAGATCTTCAATGCCCACCCGCTTACATACCCGAGCAAACCTATCTGATATCGCCCCACTCGTCGCAGGCTTCCCAAACACGTGATCAGGCCGTGCAGGCAGTCGAATTCTGTTACGGGTTACCTTACCAACCTTCTCATATTCACGCAGGAGCACCTCTCTCACGCCCTTTCTCATGGGTATTACGTGGTCATTTCCCTGCTTGCGACCTGGAGTTCTTCTGCTTTCTATAGCTATGGTGTGCTTGCCAAAGTCTACATTCGCCCAAGTTAGCTCATGGATTTCGCGCTGACGCATACACGACTCCACAGCAAACTCGATCATCGGGCTTAACCAGTTGTTCCCAGACTCAGCGTTGTGCTGTCGCCCTACACCAGCCATCAGTTTTTCCCACTCCCCTTCCTGCAACCGGCGTGTACGACGTTTGCTGCCTGCGACCATCTTGAGTGAACCGAGCGTAGGCTGTGTAACCACAACGGGGTTCGCTGCTATCGGCAGCCTCCAGATCACAATGCCGTAATCGATCACCTGCTTGAGATAGGACATGTCTTTTTGAAGCGTTGATGCGGCGACCTTCTGACGACGCTGTTTGCCGTAGTTAAGTAGGTACTGTGGGGTCAGGTCACTGAGCGTATCCGCCCCAAACTCACGGGCCATACGACGTAGGCTTGCGAGCTTAGACCCAGACACTGGCGCTGTGTCTTTTAGCTCTTCGATGTAGGTATGGATCAGATCCGACAGGTTGTGGCTGACCTGTGTGCGCTCGTTAACGTAGACGCCTGCGTCCATCTGCATCTCGACCTTCATGGCCCATGCTTTCGCCGCAGACTTTGTTTGGAACGTCTTGGTGACCCGCGAATATCTAGCTTTCTTTATTGCCGCACGCCACTTATTGCCGCGACGTTCAAATGTAGCCATATCCTTGGCCCCCTAAAGTACACCATTGGGGGAATCGTATTATAATAATTAATAAAAACATAGGGTTATATAGATAGCGGAGAGAATCCCTCTCTCTCCGCCATACAATATATTTCCCTTATAAATCAGTAACTTAAAAAGACCAGAGGCGCTTTGGGGGCCAAAATTAAGTCTTTGTTTTTATTAGATTTTATAATCTAGCCTAATCCGAAGTACACCAATGGGGGCCGTTAAGAACGACGCCTTGGTCGATGACTTGCCTTACGTACTCGGGCTGTCTTCTTCGCTATCTTTTTTGGCTGTGCTGAGAACTGCTTGCCTTTCTTTGTGTCTTCCCGCTTCTTACGGGTAGTGGCAGCGTACTCCTTGTCTGATAGAGCCGCTCTAGCCTTCTTCGGGAGATACCTTTCACCTGTTGCTTTCTTTCCTTGAGTTGAGTTTTTACCGGACTTCGTGCCCCACTCTTCTTTTGTCCACTTCGACAGTGACTTTTGGGCCTTAGTCTTGGGGCCTTTATAGCCACCACCGGCTTTCTTGTAGCGTTGAGTGGCGATCTGCGCCTTACGCGCCGACCACTGCCCAGGTTTGCCGCCTGCAGATCCAGCCTTTACAGCCGCAACAATCCGCTTCCACTTAGGCTCGTCGGTTCTAGCCATTACTTGCTACCGTGTGAGCGCTGCACAGCAAAGTTAGCGGTCTTGCTCGCGCCTTTATGCTTCTTAAAACCTTCTTTGGGATCTTTCATCACCTTCATTGTCCCGTTCGACTGCTTCATCCAGTGATAACCCTTAGGTGCTGCTACCTTCATACTGTCCTCCTCTTCGTGTAGCCCCGCTTCTTAGTGTTGTTCTTAGCCATCTTCTTCATGTTCCGAGGTGGCTGATTGATACAGGGGGTTCCATAGTGCATAAGCACCTCCTACTTTTTATTAGACCAAGCCTGCGCTCCAAAGAACGCGGCCAAGATACCGGCAACACTGACGAAGTAGACCGACGCCATGTCACCAAGAATTGATGCCGCTTGCTCTAGCCCAAACATAGTGCTGGCCACTACAAGCGACGGGTAAAGCAGCATTCCCCACAACGCGAACCAAGACATAGCCCGCTGCGCGTCTGCTCGCTCGTGGCTAATCTTCAGTTCTTGCAGTTCTTTGCTGGTGTTCAGCTCTTCGTCTGTGACGATCCCGTCACCATCAGCGTCGTAAGCTGCATATTCACTGTCAGGTTCTAAGCGTTTGTTCATTAGGTAAATGCCCTGATGATTAAATAAAGAATCCCTACTGCTAAGCCACCGCCAATCACAAATGTCACGACGCCGACGAGTAGCTGATTCATCAACTTATCCCGCTCTTTTTTCTTTCGGGCTAGCAAAGCCATGTGCTGCTGACGGGCTTGCTCCTGCTCGGCCTTTGCCCGCTTAAAGTCGTCGAGTAGCTTCGGATCTGCCACCAGTAAGAGATCATTTACCGACTGCCAGTGCCGCTCATACTGTCTGCGAAGCATTTGAATCTTGAGCAAATCGTTTTGACTCAATGGCTTAAAGGTCGACGCTTTTCTGTCAACTTCAAATTGGTTTAGAGCTTCACCAAAGTCAGAGATCAGCCCCATCGCCTGCTGCACGCCAGAGCCTGTTTCGTTCACCTGCGCAATCACGTTGTTGATTTGCGTCAACAACATGCTCGCAGCGGCTACCGATTCGATAACCACGAGGACTAACTCGGTGGATCAGGTGGTGTGGGAAGTAAGGCCTCAACTTCGTGCTTCATGGTAGCTTCAGAAAAATCCAATGATGGGAAGTCCCGAAGCTCCTGCCTATAAGCCGCCCAAGCAGCTTTAGTCTCGGCGCTTAATGCGTTATCTACGGCTTGTGTCCAATCCGATTCAGCCAAAAAACCGGTGCGTAAATGGCGAGCATATGCGACTACGTTAAAAGCTGGAGGGGCTTGCTTTACTAGCTGACCATCGACAACCAAACAATCATCTTCAGGGAAATAATCTTCAGGCAGCTCTACCCAAGCCTCGCCATCATTTAAGTTAGCTTCAGCTAAAAGCTGAGAAGAAATACTGACGCGTGGAACGCCTGTTGATACTTCATAGATTAAGTACATAACTACGTGCTCTTGTGTATGCGTATGACTCGTATAAACCCGCCATACATGCCGTGATTACCTGAAGTAGAATCAGCGCTGCCAAACCCCTTGATGTAGCCAAAAAGTTTAAATCGGTAATCTTTATTTTTGTTGAGAGTAAGTTGAGCCGTACCAGTCCGATAAGTTCCCGGTAGCGAACCGTTCTCCACTCTATTTGACACCCTGCTTGCGTAATAAGAATAGGTCGAGGCCGAAGGCTGCTTTTGGTATGCAATCATCACCAACATGCTGGCTGACGTTGTAGAGTTATTGGGGACTGAGCCAAAAGGTTGAGCACCAAAATCTATGTAGTAATTTCCGGTCTCTTGTAAGCTCGAAGACGGCACGTTCAGTTGAACTCCAAGCTCCGGCAAAGTCTCTGTTTCGGAGTAAGAAAAACCAGATTCATAATCGATAGCGGTGTACGAGTACTCCGACCAAGGAGTAGAGTAAAAATACACATCATACGCGTAAGCGTTATTGGGCAGCGTCTTGTTGCCACTTTGGAGTACCTGCGCAATAACACCAACGGCATCGTTGGAGAGGTTCTCGAATTTGACCCCTTTAGTTGCGCTGCCCGTTGCTAGGATCAAGTCCCCATTGGATGCTTCAGCTAAAACGTTCGTATCTATTTGCAGCTTGGATGCTTCAATTCTGTTAGAGCTAATGCGGTCACTTGTAATCGTACCAGCAGTAATCTTGTCGCCGTGTAACTCGCCAATCTTCGCGGACGCAATTGACCCGTTCTTAATGAACGCATCAGCCATGTAAACGCCTGCGGGGACTGACTCACCGTTCAAAGTCGTAGCGCTAGCCTGTACAACAAACGGTACAGTCGCCGTCGCCGTATTTGACCCACCTCGCATAATCGCAAAACGATCTGCGTTGACGATAAACTCTGACGTAATGCCGCCAGCAGCGGTTGTAGAGCTGGCTAAACCAAACCCAGCGACAGCGCCGTTGCTATCTATCTTTACGGTGTACTGACCTTCTAGGCCCGAAACGTCGTTCGCAACCGCAGTAAATTTCTGCTCAACAGTGACGCCAGACCCGCCGATACTATCGAGTCGCGCAGTTATAGAGTTGAAGTTCTGAGCAGCACTGGCCGCATGTCCCGCCGCAGTTGTAGCTGAAGTCGAAGCGTTCTGTGAAAACGTAGAAGCACTCCCCGCCGACGACGCCGCATTAGTTGCAGAAGTAGACGCCGCTGTAGCTGCAGTACCTGCTGCAGTTGCCTGCGTAGAAGCTGTCTGCGCAGAAGTAGCCGCCGCAGATGCACTTGATTGAGCAGCATTTTTTGCTGCGACCGCATCTGTTTCAGCCTGCTCCGCACCTGCTTTAGCAGTTTGTGCAGTGTCCCTCGCAGACTGAGCTGCTGTCCGCGCTGTTGTCGCAGCGCTACTCGCAGTACCGGCAGCCGTTGCAGATGTAGCTGCATTCGATGCACTAGTGTTTGCCGCAGTTGCTGAGTTACCCGCAGACGTCGCTGAGTTGGCTGCATTGGTTTCTGATGTCGCGGCGTTTGCTTCAGCAGACTCTGCGTCGTTTTTAGCCGACACGGCGCTTGTCTCGGCGCTCTCCGCGCCTGATCTCGCTGTCTGCGCAGCTATCCGGTCTGAATTGGCTGCTGATGCCGAAGACGCTGCTGCTGATTGCGAGGCACTAGCAGCTGTTGCGCTAGTCGCTGCTGCACTGGCAGAAGACGCAGCCCCGCTTTCCGCAGTTTCCGCATTACTTTCTGCAGTTTCGGCGGCGAGCCTAGAATTCTGAGAGGCAGTAGCTGAAGAACCCGCTGCTGTAGCAAACGTCGCTGCATTAGTAGCACTAGTCGCCGCAGCAGAAGCTGAATTACCCGCCGCTGTAGCTGAATTAGCCGCAGTTGCAGCTTCTTGAGAGGCAGTAGAAGCGCTGCCAGCTGCACCGGTTGCTGATGCGGAAGCAGCTGTTTGAGATGTTTCCGCCGCCGCTTGCGCAGTTTCCGCTGCAGTTTCTGCGGTCTCGGCGTTGCTTTGAGCAGTTTCTGCTGCAGCTTGAGCAAGCAAAGCATCCGCTTTAGCAGCTATTGCAGCACTTTCCGATTGCGCTGCAGCTGTAGCAGAAGCTGCAGCCGCAGTCGTACTACCGAACGTACTATTTAGATTCGTAATACCCGTTTCAGCGCTGCCGATTCGGCTAAGCAAACTACTGCCAGTATAAGAACTTGAGTATCCAGTAAAAGTTGCCAGCGGATCGATCTTCGCAATCGGAGTGGAGAGCGAACTTGCTAGCTCGCTAGTAGTAACCGCCCCAGCCAAGATCCCCAGCTGATGGGCTACATCTGTAGCCGTAGCCGCTACCGTTCCAGAAGCAGAGTTAAAAGTCCCCGCAACACCGGCAGTATTTACATGTCTTACCCAATAGTAACGAGTCTGACCTGAGCCAACTGGGTCAACAAAAACTCTACCAGTCTGAATGCCTAACAAAGTAGCGTCGCCAATCACATCAGACGTATGCACATGCACTTCGGTGTGAGAATGATTGGAGTAAGCTGGATAGTCCCAATTCAGATTTATCTGGCTGTACGCGCCGTTGGCAGTAAACCCGGTCGGTGCTGGCGGCACAGCCAGATCTGCTAAAGATGTACTTGGCGATGTAAAGCCCGTGTTACCTGTGCGATTTGGATCAAATGGCGAAGAAGAAAATTCTTTAGCCAACCCACCATCGATCAACTCACGCAAAGTGACCGCTCTATCTCTTGGGTCGCCACGGCGGCCAAGACGGATCGACACGACCTGCGATAGCGTTTCAAGGTATTTGCGCAGTTCAGGCGATGCGCCTGCTGGGATGGCAGGAAGCGCTGGGACTTGCGTCGGCGTATTTGTACGCGTGTTGCTGTTAGCTGCCACGGATCTCGTCCATGCTTTGCGCCAGACAGATCTCGTTGATCGTCACAGCGCCACTAACTTCCACCTCCCACTCGGTAGCAACGGTGGCAGGCAGCCTCATTATCGGTTCTCGAAGCGTGCCGCTCCCGATCCCGCTTGGGACAGTCGTGGCTTGGGTGTA